ATGAAAGAAGAATACGAGTTCAGCACGGCCAAGCGTGGCCCCGTTGCGAGCAGCAAAGGAAAAACCCGCATTACCATCATGCTTGATGATGAAGTGATCAAGGCCGCTCGCGAGCGAGCTGAAAATGTCGGCACCGGATATCAAGCCGTCATCAACCATCTACTGCGCCAGGGCCTGCTATCTGAGACTGCTCACAATCTGGAGTAGCCAACCCAAAAGCGGACCCGCACAGTCCCCCTGGTTCGTTCAGGCCGCAACATAGGCCACGCCAACGGGATGGGCTATAATCCGCCCACCAGCGCGATTTGAGGTCCAGCCCATGGGCAATGTCAGCCTTGAAACCAAAAAGGCCTATGCCGCCAGGACGCGTAGATCCAACTACGCGGCCAGCCTCCGTCTGGAAGGTTTCAAAACGACCTTCGCCGACGGCGAACGCAAAATGCCAACGCGTGAAGAGGTCTTGAAGGCCTTCACCCAGACCAGAACCTGATGCCTGACAAATATGGAGTCGGCGAGGACGCTTATTGCTATCCCGGCTCCACGGTCCTTCGCAACAAACTCGATATCCGTGACGAACCGACCCTAAGCGAAGCCGAACAACAGCTCTCGGCCATCGCAGCGGACAACGTCGAGTTCAGCCCTCCTCCCTATAGTCTGGCCTACCTTCAAAACATTCATCGAATCCTCTTTTCAGACCTGTTCGAATGGGCCGGGGAACTGCGCACCGTTGGCATGTCCAAACAAGCCACCCGTTTCTGCCAACCTGAGTACATGGAGAAGGAAGCCAATAAGATCATCGCCAAGATGGCCGCGGCAAACTGGTTCGAGGGCATGGAGCGGGCTGAGCTGATCGTCGCTGTGGCAGAGGCCTATTCCGACATCAACGTCGTACACCCCTTCCGCGAAGGCAACGGTCGTGCGCAACGCATCCTGTTTGAACACCTGATCATGAATGCCGGATTTGAAATCAGTTGGTGGGGGATAGAGAAGGACGAGTGGATCTACGCCAATATCGCGGCTTATAACGGCGTCATGGAGCCTATGGAGCAGGTTTTTGAGAAATGCATTGGGCAGGCGATTCAAGCTTGACCGCACGACGTTATCCCCTCGCTCACCGCCTTACGGTTTATTTCGCTAAGTGATACAGTCGCCGTCAATTGACGTCTGCTAAAGCCACCGAAATGTACAGGACGAAATCATTCTCATCTAACAAGGAAGGTCGAGACTTTGTGGTGGGCGACATTCATGGGCATTTCAAATTTCTAACAATGGCCTTAGACAAACTAGACTTCAACACCGAGCTGGATCGTATTTTTTCCGTGGGGGACCTCATCGACCGCGGCCCCGACTCCATGGACGTATTAAACTGGCTTGAGAAGCCATGGTTCCATGCAGTGCGTGGCAATCACGAACAGATGCTTATTGACTGTATCTCCGGGCATGGGGATATCCCCCGACATATCCGAAATGGTGGAGCCTGGCTGTACGAGTTACAACCCACCATCCAGCATGAACTCTCAAAATCCTTGCAAGCACTTCCATTGATCATTGAAATCGACTTATTAAACGATCAAACAATTGGAATAGTCCATGCCGAAGCCCCCGTCATCCAAAGTAACGATGGCTGGCAGGAAGCCAAAGATGCAATCACAGGAAAAACTGGAGAGCAACATCAGCGGCAAGCCTTGAAGACAGCGCTGTATGCCAGAGAAAAAATCGAGCAAAACGACCACACGCCCATCAAAGGAATAGACCGACTCTATGTTGGACATTCAACAGTGCCCAGTATTATGCGCTTGGGTAATGTCGTATATATCGACACCGGCTGCTCATTTTCCGATGGCGCATTAAGCTTGGTTGATATCCAAACCGAATCCATCATTAGTATGAGCATGAGCGAGTGAGACAAGGCATCGCTCTGCTTAGTTTTTTTCGAGGCAAAATCGCCATCAGATGATAGTGGCCGAGGCTACCAGGGCGCGTAGCAGGCGATTCCGTTTGAGAAAACCAAAGACTCTGGCGCCCTAGCGACTCTGCAATTGATCACGCTCATAATTTAGAGAAGTTTCCTACGCACCAATTTCTTGCTGAATTTCTATAAGGAAGCTTATAGTTCCGGCGTTCATCAATGAGTCAATGGCTATGAATTTTTATCAAGAGAGCGATAAGAATCGAGCGATTTGCAGTCACTGCGAAGGCTTGGTCCAGACGACATTTACCCGCAGAAACGTACCATTCGACGATGGTGTTGGTGAGGTAAATGGCGTTTTGGTTTCAGTGTGTGACGTATGTGATCAGGTCGTGGGGGTACCCGCGCAGTCCATTCCTGCAATCAAAGCAGCTAGAGAGGCTGCAGTTGTATCCATCGAAACAAGGCACCTGCTCGTATCTTGATCGATTGGATCAAGCGATGCACATGATCCCATTACCCCTACAAGCTATTTCACGGTCCCACCGCTTTTCCGTCGCCCCCATGATGGATTGGACGGATTAAACCCGAGCCCTACTGCTCCTGCTGCGTTTAGGCACCTTCAGAACCCGGCTGTAGCAAATTCTTAGCGGTCTCGCCTCTACCGGTTGAGTTGTATCGTCTAGCTACCGTCGTCCTCGTATTGGTGAAGAAGATTCTCCAAGACGGTTTCAAACTCGTGCTGCGGTAATTTCGCCTTCAGTGCTGCCATTGTTTCAGAAGCGCTGCTGACGGCCGTTGCTTCATCCCTTCCAGTTCGTGAAGCCCACTCTCTAGCCGCATCTAATGTATGCGATCCATGACCCCCACCTACTCAAAGGTGGGTTAGCGATTTACCGTGGCATCTCTGGCGAACAGTTCCACGGCAACAAGGCTTCGTAGTCTTCAACCGACGAAGCGTGCGGCAGCCATTCCAGTACGTGGCGCAGCCACGTATAGGGCTCCTGGCCGTTGACCTTGGCGGTCTCGACCAGACTGTAGATCTGCGCGCTGGCGCTGGCGCCGTGGGTGGTATCGCTGAACAGCCAGGCCTTGCGTCCGATGACAAACGGCTTGATCGCTCTTTCGGCGGCATTGTTGTCGATGGGTAAATAACCCGCCTCGACATAGCGCTCCAGGCGGCTCCAGTTATTTGCCAGATAATGCACAGCTTTGCCCAGCGCACTTTGCGGCGTCATTTGGGATTGGGTTTTATCCAGCCAGCTTTTCAGTTGAGCCAGGATCGGCAGGCTCTTTTCCTGACGACCGATGAACCGCTGTTCATCGCTGGCGTCCTTGAGTTCACGCTCAATACCGTACAGCTTGTTGATCATTGCCAGCGCGATATCGGCAAGTCCGGTCTTGCCCTTGGGCTGCACTTTCTGAGCGTCGACGAACTTGCGCCGCGCATGGGCCATGCAGGCCAGACGCTCCACCCCGGGCTGCAACGCCAAGGCGTTATAAGCGGCGTAATCATCGGTCATGACATAGCCGCGATAACCTTCCAGCAAACACAACGGTACATCCTGCGCACGGCTGGAGGGGTAGTCGAACAACACAACTTTGCGATCGGGCGGGCCGCTGGCTTGTACCCACATCCAAGATTGGCTGGTCGGATCTCGATCCGGTTCTTTCAGCACTTGAACGCGGGTTTCATCGCAGTGGATCACCGGACTTTCCAGTAACCGGTCGCGCATCAGATTCAGCAGCGGCTGGAAGTGCTCGCGACACTGGATCACCCACCGCGCCAGAGTCTGACGCGGGATATCTATGCCATGCCGGCTCAGCACGGTTTCAAACCGGTGCAACGGCAAGCCATCGACGTACTTGGTGGTCAGCAGCATGGCCAGCACGCTGGGGCTGGCCATGCTCTTTTCGATCAACTGGGCAGGCTTGTCAGCCGTGACCGGTGCGGTTTCACAGCCCCGGCAACCATAGACCTTGCGGATGTGCCTGATGACACGGATCTGCATCGGCACGATGTCCAGTTGTTCGCTGGTCTCTTCGCCGATGGCGTGTTTGCGGCAACCGCAGGCACAGGTCAGTTCGTGTTAGGGTAGTTCGTGGATGACTTCGATGCGCGGCAGATCGGCCGACAACGGCTTGCGCTTGCCACGGCGCGGCATCGGCGCAACAGCTTCTTCGTCAGGGTCATCAACGAGCGGCATCGGCTCACTTTCGGGCTCGTTGAACAGCGCCAGTTGCGGCGTGTTGGGCTCGACGATCTGTTCGGACTTGCGCCCGAACAAGCGGTCGCGCAGCAACTTGATCTGTTCTTTCAGGTCGACGATGTGGGTTTGATAAGCTTGGGCCACTTCTTCCTGACGGCTGAGTGCCTCAAGCAGCAGTTGCTTGAGCAAAACGGGATCATCAGGAAGGTCGTCGGGCATGGAAATCATGGCCCGGATTATACCGGGTCAGGCTACGTAGCGTGGGGTCAAAACCTGATGAGGGCGGTTGCGCCAAAGGTCAAAACCGTCGAGTAACCAGTTGAGTTCCTGGACCGTCAGGACTATCGCCTCGTCGCTGGCATCGGGCGATGTTTTAAAGCGCTCGGATTCGAGGCGCTTGAGCCAAAGGCAGAAGCCGTTGCGCTCCCAATACAATATCTTCACTCGGTTACGTGGCTTGTTGAGGAAGACGAAAAGCACGGGGTCGAACACCGCCACTTTGATGTCCAGCTCGACCAGAGCGGCGAGGCCATCGATGGATTTTCGAAAATCCACGGGCTTGGGGTAGAGATACACTTTTTCAACTTTGGCGTCGGGTCGCATCATGGCGGAGCTGTCTCCAGAGAAAAAACGGGAGCACAGCATCGGCGTCAGAGGAACGCTTTGAATGTGTAGTTCATGGAGCGGTTATGACCGATGATGGATTGGGGTGGATTAGGCGCTAAACGCACCAATTACAGGGCTTTTTTGTCTCACTTCAAAAGCTGCTCATAGCAAATTCGAAGCAAGCGTGTAACTACCATCGACCTGTTTGCGCCACACTGCCGGGCTAGGGTCACACGACTACGCAGCTCGCCTGACAGCTGTCTATCCGCTCCTGAAGCTTTGTGTCTCAACCTATGTAATATGAAACATATTGAAAGGAAAAGAGGGGGGCAATCGTAAATCAGTTCTAGTCGAAGCGCATACGTAGGCATGATCCGTATGCCTATGACGCGCCAGCCAGAGAACACAACCATCGCGTCATCCATGCTACACAACCTCAAGCGCTCCAGGTCAGGGTACATTTGAGGCGGGCAACAACATTTCAAGATTATATTCGTGGCAGATCGCATGTACCTTCACATCACCGTCCTGAGATCTTCTACTAAAATTTTTGTACGGCTAAGAGCACTTTCACAATTCAGATGTAACACGCTATCAAAAAAGGCGTTAGAGGAAAAATAATAGCTGGTAGGCCGGCCTAGCAAATGGACATTATGACTAGCCAATGTTGACCAAATTTTATTGATACCAGCCAAATGCTCAGCGCCCCTGGTTATAGCGTTATCCGCCTGCACCGGAGCAACCACATAAACTTTAACTCCCTTGGCCTCCAGCGACTTTATAGTATCAAGCACCAGCGACAAACTATGCTTGTTCACCATGCTCTTAGAGTTGATATCGTACCCTTTGTCTGACACATCATATTGAACCCCACATGCTTTTTGCATATCCCCATGAGAGCCGATATTTATGTAACTGTAGGGGGACGGGTGCTGCAACCTGAGCTTATAGTAAATCTCGAGTACTTTTTCTCTAGGCGGCACCAATCTAAGTGGATTTTCTGCCAACACAACAGACTGCATCTTCTTCGTCGTTACATTCCTATACAGAACAGAGGGGGATACTGACATTGCAAACTTGACTTTTCTTATAAATGAGAGCCCTTCAAAATATGACCCTCCCCACGCAACGGTCTGATCAACAAGCCAACTGCTAGGTTCGCGATAATCGAGTAGATAATATTTCCAATTAAGCGACATAACAACAACATCACCTTGACGCGCGTGCTTTGAAACAAGTGTCATCCCCCAATCCAGCGGTAAACTTCCGTGCAAACCAAAATTTATTACAGATCTACCAAGCTCTTTAGTTGCGTACTCACTGTCCATACCAAACAAAACATTGGAATCGCCAGTCAAAAAAACGCGATTACCCCCTGACTTATCTGCTATATCTTCCTTTACCATAATCCATTTAGGAAGTTCATATTCAGCCGGTATTGGGGCACCGAACTGGTAATTAAATACTGCCGCATAAAGACCAAGCATCACTATAGCAGTTAGAAAACAGGCACCCAGAAAAACGCGAGAATAATTCATAATCAAAACTGAAAGTAAAGGAATGGACTAACAACGCTTACACCGAACGTTGAAATTAGACTTGCAAAAAAAACTCCTGTACAAGCTATTGCAATGGAGATGCAGGCTAGTTTAGCCAGCCCTTTGCTATAGTCTTCTATAGCATCTATTTTTTGCTCCAACAACCTGATCACCTCGTAAACATTTGGAAACAACCAGACTATACCCATAGACATAAGTAAAAGACCTGAAAAACCAGTTATACTCCAGGCGCCCAGAGCGTTTTGAAGACCTCCCCAAGTCCACCCCACGAACATCCCATGCAGTATTAAGCCAGCAGAATGCAAACTATCAGCGCGAAAAATCACCCAAGCAGAAACAACCACGACAAAAGTAGACAGTACACCGATAGGATGCCGAAGAACTGAAGGTACAAGCCGCCCCATTTTCAAAGTAGCAGGGACTTTTTGATATAAATGATTTATACAAAGAAAAAGACCATGAACTCCACCCCACACTATAAATGTCCAATTTGCTCCATGCCATAATCCACCTAAGACCATGGTCGCCATAAGATTAACGAGCCGCCTAGCTTCCCCTCTTCTATTCCCACCCAAACTTATATAAAGATAATCTCTAAGAAACTGCGACAGCGTCATATGCCAACGCCGCCAAAACTCAATAATACTTGCTGCTTTGTAAGGAGAATTGAAGTTAATCGGCAACCTTATGCCAAACAGCATCGATAAGCCTACAGCCATGTCGCAGTAGCCTGAAAAATCAAAATAGATTTGTATTGTATAGGCTAGGGCTCCCACCCAGGACACACCAAACTCTTGAACATGCCCTAATGCCGCGCTGGCAAAAACTGGGTCCGCATAGGTGCTAGCTGGATCCGCAATCAACAACTTTTTCCCCAATCCGACACAAATCAATGCAAATCCAATCGCAAGGTTTCGGGATTGGATACGGTATATTTCAGGATCTCTAAACTGCGGCATCATTTGGGCATGATGTAACACCGGCCCGGCAATCAAATGAGGAAACCAAGTTACGAAAAGAAGATAGTTAACAAAGGAAAACTCACGTACCTTTCCACGATAAACATCCACCAGAAAAGCGATTTGTGTAAACGTAAAAAAAGAAATACCCAACGGCAGGATAATTTCTAAAGTCTCGAAGGACGCTCCGAAGACCCGACTTGTTTCAGCAAGAAAGAAATTTGCGTATTTAAAGTATGCCAGCAACCCAAGATTAGATCCGACAGAGATCATAAGAATTTTATGACGAGAAGATTTGTTATCTACGCTCGCAAGAAGCCATCCAGAAACAAAGTTAAAAATAATGGATGTAAGTAGCAGGGGCACATACGTCAAATCCCACCAACCATAAAAAAACACAGAGGCCGCGCCCAACCACAACGCAGCCACTTTCATTCCCAAGAAACGCCGAATCAAGAAGAACCCAACAAAAACAACCGGGAGATAGCCAAATAAAAACTGAAATGAGGTAAAGAGCATTAGATTCTTCTTATACCAAGCAGTATGAGGTTGTTAAATTAATTCCTGCATTAGAAATAGCACTGAAACATTCAATACTAAAATTCGAAGCAGTAGCCTATAAGCCAGTTATCCGCGATAACTCATGAGATTAATTACATGCGGGTCCTTTTCGCTCCTGCGCACCCTAGGTCTACAAATTGTAAAACAAACGCCGATGCGCTGTATAGTGGCACGTCACCTAAAAATCAACAAAACAAACAATGTCACCATCTGCGCAACACTCTTAGTCGTCCCGCAAAAGCGCAACTCTTCATTGCAAAATTGGAACCTGATCATCCGAAGCAGATGCTCGATCCCAACCAAACCTAAGCCTTGGCCTTGGCCTTGGCCTTGGCCTTGGCCTTCAACTCTACATGCCTCCTGTCGTGCGACGTACCGCATTTCCGTGCCTTTAATAGGAGCTACACCACGCTTCGATTTGCCGAAAGCCTCCACGGCTGCATGATCATAACGCCCGCCGTACCAGGATAATCCGAGTTGAAGATAGCCACGTTTTCTCCAACATGCAGCAGCTTTACGACCTGAGTAACGTATGCAGGACGTGGCCATTTGGCTCTAACGAATACTTTACGGGATGTGAATGAGCGCAAAATTTTATATGGCTCTGTAACTAGAAGAATAACAATCCTAAATCCTGTGGCTTCCAGTTCATTATCACCATTTCACCGCTGACCTCGGCCTTGCCCTGACGCTGGTTCGTGTTGCTGTAGCGAATGTCAACGTCTCGAAGTGAAAGCCTTCAAACACACGCCGGATGTCCGGGTGATCGTTGATGCTGACCATGACCATGACCATGACCATGACCTTGCCCTTGCCCTTGCCCTTGCCCTTGCAGCGACGCATGAAGTCAGCCATCCGCTCGTAATTCTCGAACGGGAAATCCACGCCATATCCAGCGGTCTGCCAGTACGGTGGGTCCATGTAGTGAAACGTATGAGCGCGGTCGTAGCGTTCAGCACAATCAAGCCAGGGGAGATTTTCGACGTAGGTGCCTGACAGTCGCTGCCATGCGGCCGAGAGGTTCTCCTCGATCCGCAGCAGGTTGATGGCCGGGCCAGTGATCGCAGTGCCGAACGTCTGCCCGGTAACCTTGCCGGCGAAGGCATGGTGTTGCAGGTAGAAGAACCGGGCGGCGCGCTGGATGTCGGTGAGGGTTTCGGGACGGGGCATTTTCTGCCATTCGAACCCCTGGCGGGAACTGAGCGCCCATTTTGAACTGGCGCATGGAGAAAAGGGCACGGATTTACTATACCGTTACCGAAACAAATCCAATCCGCAGACAACAAAAAGCCGCCTCATCGGCGGCTAATTATTTTGCGAATAATATTTAGCGACTAAGCCTTCAGTTCTTCTGGTGTATGCGTCTTGAGCCAATCGGCCAAGGCGGCGTTCATCCGTGTTTGCCAGCCCGGGCCAGAAGCTCTGAATCTCTCCAGCACGTCAGCATCGAAACGAACATTGACGTGCTCTTTAGTGGCTACCGACTTGGGTCGACCACGCTTTGGCTTGAGCATTTCCTTTGCCTGGGCTTTGCCAAACAACCCACCAAGCACCTCGCTGGCTGGTTTGGCCTTGGCAAAGTCTTCGGTCGACCATTCGGGGTTTGCCGTATCGACGCTCTCAGGACTGGGTTTCTTGGTCATAATTTTTGACCTCCCGTTTGTTGGCTTTACGAAAGCTGATGACGTGGACCGCGTCACCCCGTGGGGTAAACACTAAGACATGCAGCCGATCCCCTATGTACCCCATCGCCCGATAACGACACTCGCCGTAGTCGAATCGATCATCTTCCAGGATCAATGCTGTAGACCATTCAAAGTCCCGCACGAGGGCAAACGGAAGTCCACGTTCTTCGACGTTGCGAGCGTCTTTGGCTGGGTCATAAGTAATCTGCATGCAATTATCGTAGCCACATTAAATCGTCAACACAAGGTGCGCGTTGAAACGCTGACCGAGCACGCGCCCTGCCTGGTTGTCATCAAAGATTGAGCTGCCAGGCTTGAGAGCCCGCCAAGTACCCGACAAGCATCCCTGATAAACTGCGTCCATTCGCCCCGATGAATCAGATTCCCAATGCCCCTACAAACTGCCCCGCTCTCCCACCGCTTCTCCGTCGCCCCGATGATGGATTGGAACATCTAATCCTACAGGCCTTGAAATTCGCGGCCTTCAGCCAACCCAGAAAACCCCCGTACCATTTTCGTACCAACCACTTCCCTACTCACTATGCCGCCAGGCCGTTAAGCGCCGCGTAGCTAGTGCCTGTCGCTCCAATCCGAAGCATTGCAATAGCTGTCCAGCGCCAACGCGAATCATCTTCTCGATTCCTGTCACACGTGCGCGCCTACGCGTATAGGGCTCGTAGAATCGAAATACTGGGGGGGGCAAAAAAAAGAGTAACATGAGTAACATTGCTCAGCTATCTTCGGTAACCCATTGAAAATAAAGGCTTCTTATCAAGTCGAGAAAGGTAACCTTTAAGTAATATTGAAGTAATCTGATTACTCTTATTTAATGTAATCCCTCACAGATAAAAAACCCTTTAAATTCAATTACTTGATGGAATATTACTTTTTCAGTTACCTCTCTGTTACTCCTTCCTGTAATCAGCAAAGCCACGGAATGCTTGGCCTTCAAGCCATTCAGTACCACTGATTACTGAAATTACTCTTTTTCTAAACCGCCCCCTCTCTCAACGCCAAGCACGTGTCGAGACCACCGAACGAATTCCCCTCTACGCGCAGGGATCCGCAGGTTTTTGCACCTCCCAGAATCGTCATAAGGCCCCCAGCCGGGCTCGTTTCGAACAGTCCGCAGGTGTGCGGAAAAAAAGACCTATTTAGACCGGAGGCGCGGTGGGGGGACGACGGCGCGCGCCAGGTTTGAAGCACGCCACTGCCCGCCGATAGCGCCCCATTTCGGTGCGATTTTTTGGAGGCGAAAAAAAGCCGCCTCGGCGGGCGGCTCATGGGGTCAGCAAGTCATCGACAGGACACCTGCCACAGCTGGTCCAGCCTGGTCGTGTAGCTCTGGCTCATCATCTCCCGACGCATGCCCCAGTCAGGGTTGACGGGCACGCTGGCTGATCGGAGCGTCCCTCTGCCCCATCGTCCGTTGATCTGGTCCAACACCGCCATCAACTTCGTAGCGTCGGCTGGCTGAGAGGTGGCAAACAGGTCGTCGGTGTACTCCCCCTGCTGACATAGGTTCATCAACAGCACCTCAGCCTTGCTGTACTTGAAGCCCGGCCGAAACACGCGGTCGAGCGCGTCCACTGCTGCCTTGGTCAGCAGCCGCACATCATCAGTGGGGTACGGCATGTCGATCAGCACACCATTGGCGTACTTCGCCTCCTCCGGGTTGAACATGCCGGTGCGGATGCTGACGCGGATCTTCTTGCACAGCGACTGCTGCGCCCTGAGCTTTTCCGAAGCACGCATCATGTAGGTAGCCACCGCTTCCTTGATGGGTGCCAGGTCTGTGAGCCGCTTCCCGAACATCCGACTACAGCAGATTTCCTGCTTCGGTGGGTCCGGCTCGTCCAGCTCCAGGCACGGCGTGCCAGCCAGCTCCCGGGCAGTCTTCTCGATCACCACGCTGAACTTCTTGCGTAGCGTCCACGGGTCGGCCTTCGCCAGGTCCATTGCGGTCTTGATGCCCATGGCGTCCAGGTGAAGTTTCATCTTGCGACCGACGCCCCAGACCTCGGACACGTCGGTGTTGCGCAGAACCCAGTCACGCTTGAACGGGTCGCAGATATCGACCACACCGCCGGTTTCCACCTGGAGCCGTTTGGCGGTGTGGTTTGCCAGCTTTGCCAGGGTTTTGGTGTGGGCGATCCCAACCCCAACCGGGATGCCTGTGCAGCGAAGCACCTGGCTGCGGATCTTCCGCCCGAGGGCATCCCGGCCGTCGATGCCGGTCAAGTCGGCAAAAGCTTCGTCGATGCTGTAGACCTCAACGGCAGGCACCATTGATTCAATGAGTGTCATGACCCGCTCGCTCATGTCGCCGTAGAGCGCGTAATTCGACGAGAACGGGACGATACCGTGCTTGTGCAGCTTGTGCTTGATCTGGAAATACGGTTCGCCCATCTTCACATAGGGCTTGGCGTCGTAACTGCGGGCGATCACGCAGCCGTCGTTGTTGCTAAGCACCACAATGGGCACGCGGGCCAGGTCGGGTCGAAACACGCGCTCGCAACTGGCATAGAAGCTGTTGCAGTCGATCAGGGCGAAAACTGGCTGGGGTTTAGACATGGCTGCGCACGCTGCATGTAATGACGCCCCAGATCACCAGTTCGTCGCCCTCAAGCACGTACCTCGGTGGATACTTTGGGTTCTCCGACAGGAGAATCACCTCCCTACCGCGAATGCAAAGCCGCTTGCATACGGGCTCGTTGTTCAGCAGCGCTACGACGATGTGACCGTGCGCAGGCTCCAGAGCGCGGTCCACCACTGCGAGATCGCCTTCAAAAATACCGGCGCCTTGCATGCTCTCCCCGGCAATTGAGACCAGGTAGACATGCGGGGCGCGAATGTTCAGAACCTCATCCAATGAGATGTGCGCTTCGATGTGATCCGCTGCCGGAGATGGAAAGCCGGCAGGCACTCGAAACGAACACAAGGGCAGCTTCAAGCCACCCTCGGCAATAGGGCCTAGAATTGAAAAGCTCATAACGCACGTTTCCAGATACTGTACGAACATACAGTTAACTTTGTACAAGGATGGCGGTCAATTTTGTATAGGAAAAATCTGACAGGCGGGACGACCCATGTGCGGTAGATTCGTGCAGTACGAAGGGATGGCGGTGTTTATGGAGGAGCTGGGACCGCAGCTCCCGCTGTTCAGCGGTTTCGATGCAATACCGATCAACCGGTACAACATCGCCCCGACGACTCGCGTGCAAATCCTGCACACCAGCGACGCCGGCCTCCACATCACCCCTATCAGGTGGGGCTGGTCGCCATTCTGGGCAAAGGGAAAACGTCCCGATCCCATCAATGCGAGGGTTGAAACCGTCACAACTGGGAAGTTCTTCAAACAGCTGTGGCCGAACGGACGTGCTCTCGTTCCAAGCGAGGGGTGGTATGAGTGGGTCAGGGATCCCATCGACCCGAAGAGGAAACAGCCTTATTTCATTCGCCTGAAAACCCAGAAGCCTATGTTCTTCGGTGCCCTTGCTCAGGCCCAACCAGGGCTTGAAGGCCAGGAAGGGGACGGCTTCGTCATCATCACCGCTGCCAGCGATCAGGGCATGGTGGATATTCATGATCGACGCCCTTTGGTGCTATCACCGGAGCAAGCTCGCGAGTGGCTAGCACCTGGCCTTGGACCGGGGCGCGCTGAAGAAATTGCGAGAGAGAATTGCCGACCTGTCGAGGATTTCGAGTGGTATCCCGTAGGCAGATCGGTAGGAAATGTGAGAAATCAAGGTCCAGAGCTGATAGAACCTTCGGCCGATCCTGTGGCTTGTCCTTAAAAGCTCCAATAACAATATCCACGCCAACTTAGACAAACGAGTTAAAAGTGAATTTTTTATACATAACAGGCCTGACCGATTTAAAAATATCCGACACTCTAAAACACCCATTAAAAACGGCAAAAAATACTTTTATAACGAACAATTCAAGCTTCATAAAATCACTGATACCCCACTGGCAAATCCCAGCCCTAGGCCAGCTCGAATACAACTTCCTTACATGCGGAAGGCCGGTAATCTATACTTCTGGCAGTGTTTTAGCTGAAGAAGGAACGCATATAGAGACAATTAACCTGCTTAGGGAGGCTCATGCTTTTTTAACCGCACTTTGGATGGAGCGCGATTGCAGCGTGAATTGTGATAGCGGCTTCGCCATCGGAACCAATAACCCACACATCCACAGCAACTCACTGAGCTTATATTACTCACTTGCAAAAGGGGGTACAGAAGTTCTCACTTTAGAACAGGCGAATATCGAGTCGACGTGCGAACTTTCCTTTAGTACATTCAAAGGATTAAAAGAACAGAACAGGCCATCGCACACTGCATTGCAAAAATCCACCGGCAGGATCAACATCGCCAGTTACCATTTACAAACAGCGCGAGCCGCTAGCGATTTAGCAATCAGAATTTCTACTTACTGTTCGTTTTTTGAATCACTATTTAGCACCAACGCGGCGGAGCTTTCGCACCAGCTAGCTGAGCGGATAGCTTTCTCTCTGTCGAGCGATCCAAAAGAAAGGCTTGAAATATTTTTAAAAACCAAAAAGGCTTATGGCATTCGCTCAAAAACCGTACACGGAGATGTCATATCTAGCAAAGACATAAAAAGCCTTATAGAAACATCTGAGCATTGTGACAACATAGCGAGAAAAATCTATAGAAAAATAATAACTTCAGACGACATATGTCGCTTGTTCGAAGGCACAAACGACGCAATCGAGGAGCACATGAGAAAATTAATATTTGGCATAATAACAGAACTATAATCTATCTCGGCCGCCCATCTTGGGCCTACTGCACTAGGCCCATCGTTCCAAAGGAAATAACTTCTTCCCCAAGCCAATCGTTAAGCTGTCCCATTCGTTGCTGTATAGGTTCCAGTTCATTGGCCGCATAGATCTGAGCCGCCTCACTTATTGAGCCAAACCCACCGGCATTCTGCGGCACGATCCCCATCAACTGCGGTGGAATGCGCAAACTCGCCAGTACATCATCACGGGTCTGATTCTTGATTGAATTGAATTCGTCCTTGGCCGCTACCTCGCTGACAGGGATAAGTTGAATACCGTCCTTCTTCCCCGTCGGCGAGTAAACAAACAGATTCCTAAAATTCCCCGGCCCTTTGGACTCCTTCAGCGCTTTACGCAAAGCGTCAATATCCGCCTCAGTCTGAGCGGCATCCGTCATGTACAGAATGAACCCCGCATGACTACCGTTCTCGTAATACTTACGCCGAAACAACGTCGCCGACTCATTCAACAGCGCCGACTGCAACGCACTGATCCACTCCGGCAGCCCATAAATCTCCTGATGCAAATCCGCCTCGCGCAAATGGAATATGCTCCCCGGCTCAAACGCGTGCTCGTTCTTCCACCCCTGTACCTGGTAGAACTGCCCCTCCGGCCCAACCCGCATGTACTTCGCCAACGACGGCACCAGTTGCCGTGTGTTGCCCAGTACTGAACGGCGTTTCTCCAGGTACCCATTGCCCAGGCATAGGAAATCCAGGGCGAACTGCTCAAAAGCCGCCCGGGACAGCATCGGATGCGGGATAAAGGTCTTGCTCAACAAGTTACGCTTGAACATCAACCCCGAATGCAAATGCACACTCGCCCCCACCGACCGAGCCAACCCGTTAAGCGACAACGGCGGCTCATACCACCGCCCGTTGAACCAGCACTCCAGGTAGTCGAACACCTCCCGACCACCCAACACCGGTGTCGGCTCCCCGAAGCTGAACACCTGGGTGCCCGCACTGGCGGCGTCGAGGGTGGCCGGCAGTAGCTCTTGGCTGGCGAGTTGTTCGGTCATGTGAAAATCTCCATTCGCCCGGTATTGGCAGCGGTCTGCCCTTCGAGCGGTTCGTTCTGCAATGCGTGGAAGAGCGCCCAGGCCAGGTCGGCGTGGCCGGTGTTGTCGTTGCGGCCGGCGGTGTAGGTGAACTGGCGACCGCCTGCGGTGATGGTTTTGCGAATCGCCATGAGCGACTGGGCCATATCGGTCCAGCCGGCGTCGAACTCCAGCCGGCCCTTGTGGATCACGTCGTAGGCCTTCAGCACGAGGCGGGTTTTCACCTCGGGCGAGTAGCTGAAGGTGGTCACAGCCGGGAAGAACTGGCGCACCAGTTGGGCCACGCCGCTACCCAGGCCGGTGACGTCGATGCCGATATAGGTCACCCAATAGCGGTCGCACACGCCCTTGATGGCGGCGGCCTGGGCGGCGAAGTCCATGCCGCGAAACTGGTGGCGCTCGAGCACGCGGAATTTGCCGCCGGGCACCAGGGGCGGCGCGACCACCACCAGGCCGGAACAATCCCCCGTCTCGGCCGGGTCATAGCCAACCCATACCTGACGGTCGCCGAACGGGCGCATGGCGAAAGGTTTGTAGTCCTCGGCCCACTCCACCCAGCTATCGACCATGCAGGACTGCAACACCGACAGCGGGAAGATGCTCGCGCCGTCATCGACGAACTCGCACATCAGCAGGTTGGCGAAGGCCTCGGGGCTGTACTCCCGGCGCAACTCTTCGATGTCGAACAGATCGCACCCGCCCCGCTCGGCGTCGAGGATCGTAACGATCTGGCGCCATAGCCGGTCCTCGCAGAACCGACCCTGCTGGAGTGCGCTGTGGGACACATCCACCTTGGTGTGCTGCGCGGCGGGTTTGCCCTTGTTGAAGCGTTCGCCCGTCCAGAAGGTGTAGGCCTCGTGGGCCATGCTCGACGGCGTGGAGAAATAGGTTTTTCGCCACTTCTTGTGCATCGCCATGCCCGAGGCGACCTTGTTCAACTCCTCGAACTTGAACGTCCAGAAGAATTCGTCAAAGTAGAAATTACCGTGATAGCCCTGGGCGGTGCGGGCGTTGGTCCCGAGGAAAAACAACTCGGCGCCGTTGGGCAGCACAATCGGGTCACCGGTCAGCTCGACGCCGATGATCTCGCGGGCGAAGGCCTGGATGTAGCCCCGGAACAGGTAGGCCTGGTTCTTCGAAGCCGACAGAAAAATCTGGTTGCGGCCGGTGTCCAGGGCGTCGATGAACGCCTCGCGAGCGAAGTAGTACGTTGCGCCGATCTGGCGGCTTTTGAGGATGACGCGGGTGCGCTGATTGCCGGCCCGGTACCAGTCTTTCTGGTAGTCGAAACAGCCATCGATGAACGCTTCGCGCAGCAGCTCGATCTGGTCTTCGCTGATGTCGTTCTTCGGTGATTTTTTCTTCGGGCCCTCGTTGCGCTTGGTGAGGTTCGGGTTGAGGTCGGTTTCGGTACCACCACCTTGGAAACGCTGAATGCGGGCCTGGCGCTCAAGCTGCCGATGCAGCAGATCGATCTCCTTGAAATCGCCGCCGGTCTTGTTGTCCTTGAGGATCAACTGCACCAAGCGCGCTTCCAGGGCGCCGCCGATGCGCTCGACGTTGTCGGCCCGGTCCCACTCGTCGCGGGCTTTCCAGCTGTGTAGCGTTTTTTCCTTTTCGCCCGTAGCCTCGGCAATCTCGCAGATGCGCCAACCCATCCAGTACAGGAACTTGGATTGGCGTCGGGGATCGATAGGCAGCAGGCAGGTCGTCGTCATGGCCGAGATGCTGCCGCCCATGGCGACGACTCAATAGCGCCGCCCCTTGTACCCTCCCCGCCTACAGTCCCGCCTCGTTGCCGCCGCTCGCGCCCGTGACGACCATGCCCCTCATTGCAACGCACTGCTCAACCCAGCAGGCGCCCCACGCACTGAGGATTCCCGGCATGAAGAAGTTTCGCAGCAACTGGTTCCGCGTCGCCGTCGAGGGCGCTACTTCGGACAAGCGCACCATCAAACGCAGCTGGTTGGAACAGGCCGCCAAGAACTTCAACCCGTCCACCTACGGCGCCCGTATTTGGCTGGAGCATTTCCGCAGCCTGTTGCCCGATAGCCCGTTCAAGGCCTACGGCGATGTCCTGGCAGTGAAAACCGAAGAGGTGGACATCAACGGCCAGAAAAAACTTGCCCTGTTCGCCCAGGTTGAGCCCACCCCTGAGCTGATCGCCATGAACAAGGCGAAACAGAAGATTTACACCTCCATCGAAATCGACGACAGCTTTGCCGACACCGGCGAAGCCTACATCGTCGGCCTGGCGGTCACTGACTCGCCCGCCAGCCTGGGCACCGACGTCCTGGCGTTCTCAGCCCAGAAACCGGACGCCAGCCCCTTCAAGGATCGCCACTACTCGGCAACGTCGATGTTTACCGAGGCGGTGGAAACCGAGTTGAAGTTCGAGGAAATCGAAGAGAAGCCCAGCATCGGCGCCCAGTTGTTTAACAAGGTGCAAGCGCTGCTGACCGGCAAGCAGGCCAAGGACGATACCGAGTTCGCCCAGATCGGCGAAGCCGTCGAAGCCATCGCCGAACACGTCAAGGATCTACCCGACCAACTGGCCGCCGAAAAGAAATTCTCGGCGGGGCTGAAAACCCAGCTCGACCAGGTCAGCACGGAACTCACAGAGCTGAAAAACAAGCTCTCCACCACCCAGGACCACAGCCAGAAAACGCGCCCGCCTGTAACCGGCGGCAATGACCTGGTCGTGACCGACTGCTGACAGTCAGCCCAACCACAGCCCCGAATCATGAAGGACGATCAACATGCGTAACGACACCCGAGTACTGTTCAACGCCTACCTGCAACAACTGGCGCAACTGCATGGGGTGACTGACGTCACCACCAAATTCACAGCGGACCCAAGCGTTGCCCAGACCTTGGAAACCCGCATTCAGGAATCAAGCACCTTCCTCAGCGCCATCAACGTCTATGGCGTACAGGAACAATCGGGTGAAAAAATTGGCATCGGCATCGACGGCACCATTGCCAGCACCACCGACACCACCGTCAAAGACCGCGAGCCCCGCGACCCGAGCGGCCTGGACGACCGTGGGTACAACTGCACCCAAACCAACTTCGATACCGGCCTGCGCTATCAGAAGCTGGACCAGTGGGCCAAGTTCAAGGACTTCCAAGCACGCATCCGCGACGCCATCATCAAAGCCCAGGCCCTCAACCGGATCATGATTGGCTGGAACGGGATCAGCCGTGCCGCTACATCCAACCCGCTCACCAACCCGCTGTTGCAGGACGTCAACATCGGCTGGCTTCAGAAAATGCGCCTGGAGAACCCTGCCCGTGTTCTGGAGGAGGTGGTGGCCGGTAGCGGCAAAATCGAAATCGGCGCCGGCAAGGACTTCGAAAACATCGACGCTCTGGTCGTCAGCATGGTCAACGAGTTCATCGAACCCTGGTATCAGGAGGACACCGAACTGGTGGTCATCTGCGGTCGCCAACTGCTGGCCGACAAGTATTTCCCGATCATCAACAAGGTCCAGGCGCCGACCGAAATGCTGGCGGCCGACATCGTCACCAGTCAAAAACGGCTCGGCAACCTGCCAGCGGTACGCGTGCCGCACTTCCCGGCCAACGGCCTGCTGGTGACCCGCCTGGATAACCTGTCGCTGTACTGGCAGGAAGGTACCCGCCGCCGCACCGTTGTGGACAACGCCAAGCGCGACCGCATCGAGAACTACGAATCGGTGAACGAAAGCTACGTCATCGAAGACCTGGGCTGCGCGGCCATGGCCGAAAACATCACCCTGAACTGAGGCGGCCATCATGACCAACCCCTGCCGCCGCCACTTTGAACGTGTCACTGCCGCCATTGAGGCGGCCGCGACCGAACCCACCCAAACCATGGCCGGCGCTACAGCCTACGAACACCAGCTCAACCAACTGCTGCAAGACCGCCTGCGCCTGAAACAAGTCCAGTCCAACCAAGGCAAGGCCGAACTCAAGCGCCAGTTGCTGCCGAGCTATGAATCCTACGTACAAGGTGTGCTGGAAGGCGGCCAGGGCGCGCAGGACGAGGTACTGACCACCGTCATGGTCTGGCGCTTCGATGCCGGCGACTTCACCGGTGGGCTCGACATCGCGACCTACGTGCTGGAACACAAGATGGTCATGCCCGACCGCTTCGCCCGCACCTTGGGCTGCCTGGTCGCCGAGGAAGTCGCCACGGCAGCCTTCAAAGCTCAGAAGGTTGGCGAACCGTTCGACCTGGCGATCCTGCACCGCACCGCCGAACTCACCGACGCCGAAGACATGCCCGACCAGGCCCGCGCCAAGCTGTTTCTCGCCATGGGCCGCGCCACGCTGGAGGGCATCACCGAAGAGACCCCAGGACAACCCGGCCAGCTCCAGGCCGGTGTGGATCTGCTGAAAAAAGCCATCGCCCTGCACGACGCCTGCGGTGGCAAGAAAGATCTGGAGCGGGCCGAACGCCTGCTCAACAAAATTGCCGGCCCTGCCGGCTAACCGAGCGTCCCCACGCACCCCGCCGGCTCGGGGCGGATCGGCCAGGCCGCTCCTCCTGAACGTGAAGCCCCGACCACCGGCGACCTATTTTTGAGTGCTGTCCCATGAGCGGATTCGTAGCCAGCGGCCCCGTCGCCAGCGGCCATATCAACACCGACGCCTTCTGGCCCTCGATTGATCTCGACGAGCTGCGAGCCACCCTGCGGATCGATGCCAGCGTCACCGTGCCACGTTTGGAAACCGCCGCCGTTGCCGCCGCCATCAGCGTCAACCGTGAGCTGAGCGGATGGCGCGCCATCCAGCAGGCCGCAGGCCATGCCGAACTGGCAGACGTTCCCGGCGAAAAAATCAACGACGTATCTGTCCTGGTGCACCTCTACCGCCGCGCCATCGAAGCCGCCACCGGCGCCGAAGTGTGTGAGCGTTACCGCTCCTACGACAGCACCAACAGCGGCAATCAGAACGCCGAAGACCTCACGCCAAATATCGACGATTACCGCCGCGACCTGCGCTGGGCCGTGCGTGACTTCCTCGGCATCAACCGCACCACCGTGGAGCTGATTTGATGCCTGTCACCGTCCGAGCCTTTCAAAACGACACCGTTGACGCGTTGTGCTGGCGTCACTACGGCCGCACCGCTGGCGTAACCGAAGCGGTACTCGAAGCCAACCCCGGCCTGGCCGACTACGGGCCGATCCTGCCCCAAGGCCTGGCCGTGCAGATGCCCGAAGCCCAGACGGCCGCGCCACAGCGGCAGATGGTGAACCTATGGGACTGATCAACCTGCAACGAGCCCACGAACCCACCAACCCTGGATTACGGAATGAAGCGCATGCCTGAACGTCCCGACACCTGGGCCTGGCTCGCCGCCTGGCTCGAACAAAACTGGCCTGCCCTTTATGCGGGGATCCTGGGTCTGACCATCGCAGCGCTACGGATCATGTATGGCGGCGGCACCTTGCGGCGGATGGCCGTCGAGGCCCCCCTTTGTGGTGCCCTGGCACTGGCCGCCAGTCATGGCCTGGCGCTGCTCGGCATCCCCGTCTCAACCGCACCGTTCTTCGGTGGGGTAATCGGTTTGCTTGGGGTTGAGGGGACTCGCGCCGCTGCCAAGAAATTTTTCACTCGCAAGGTAGAACAGCTATGACGACGCTTCGCCACGGCGACCGCTCGCAAGCGGTGCGCATCCTGCAAAAGAACCTGAACGACCACGGCGCCAGGCTGGTGGTGGACGGCGACTATGGCGATTCCACTGAAGCGGCCGTAAGGGCATATCAGTTGAAAGTCGGTTTGGTCGCCGATGGCGTTGCCGGCGAAAAGACCCAGGCCAGTCTGGTCGGCGGTGACTGTCAGTTCCTGCTGAAAAACGAGGACCTGGTGCAGGCCGCGCAGATCCTCGACGTGCCACTGGCAAGCGTCTATGCCGTCAACGAGGTTGAATCCAAGGGCAAGGGCTTCTTGGCGAATGGCAAGCCGGTGATTCTGTTCGAACGGCACATCATGTACCGCCAGCTCGCGACTTCGCGCCACGAAGGCGACAACCCCGACGAACTCAAGCGCCACGCCGACCAACTGGCCGCCGCCAATCCGGCCATCGTCAATCCGAAGTTCGGGGGCTATGCCGGCGGCACTGCTGAGCATCAACGCCTGGGCCATGCGCGCCTGATCGACGACACCGCCGCGCTGGAATCCGCTTCCTGGGGCGCGTTCCAGATCATGGGCTTTCACTGGCAGCGCCTGGGCTATGCCAGCGTGCAAGCGCTGGTCGAGGACATGAGTGCAGGCGAGTCTCAGCAATTCGCCGCCTTCGTGCGTTTCATCCAGACCGACTCGGTGCTGCACAAGGCCTTGAAAGGCCGTAAATGGGCCGAATTTGCCAAGCTCTACAACGGCCCGGATTACCAGCGGAACCTGTACGACATCAAGCTCCAGCGCGCCTATGAGCGGCACGCTGAGTGCGGCTGCGGCCAGGCGGTGGCGGCATGATTCCCCCTCGAATCGCTTACCTTGAAATCAGTCCAAGGCAAACGGGGAAAACCGAACGGCTTGTTCGACACGCAAAATCTTGTCTTGCGGCAGGCAAAAGGGTGTGTTTCGTCACCTTGCAGGGTTCGGTCGAAGATATCCGCCACCGCCTGCCTGGCGCATTCATTTGGGGAAATGACGAAGAGGTGCCGTGCAGAGAAGACGATGAGGGTGTTATCTGGTTTTACGACGAATTTGACTGGCTCGACTCCACCAAAATCCATGCCGGCGCCTACTACGCAACCACACCGAAATTCCTACGAACGTTGGGCGAGCAAACAGCAGAAAACGATCTCCTTTTAGGGCTGATCGAAGCCAACGACCGACAGTTCTGTCGATATACCTGGCCGGTCGATTTGTCCGACATTCTCAAAGAGACCCGCGCTTCGTACAGCCCCGAAGAATTCCGGCTGCTCTACCTTGGAGAGTTCCTAAAATGATCGACCTTGAACGCGTGCAACAGTTGAACGTGCAGGACGGCAACTTGCTGGTGGTGCCCGAAAATACCGAGCAAGCCGATATGGAATTGCTGTGCGAAGCCCTGGCCTACATGACCCCCGGTTGCCGGGTCGTCATCGTGCGAGGTCCGGTGGAGCTGTTGGACGTCGGCGGCATGAACAAACTGGGCTGGTACCGCGCATGAGCACCCTGCGCCAGGCGCTGTACGGCATCGCCCTGCTGGGCGCCCTGGCTCTGCTGATCTGGGGCCAGGAACAGCGCCTCACCGTAGCCGAGAAGAACACCGAGCTGGCGGAGAAGGACACCAAAACCGCACGCGCTGAAGCTGACAGGCTGCGCACCACGGTCGGCACGCTGCAAACCACCCTGAACGCCGAACGCGTTGCCCAAGCCGCCCTACGGACCCAGCAGGACCAGCTACGCCAGGGCCTGGCAAAGCGCGAGCAAACCATCGAGGCGCTGAAACGTGAAAACGAAGACCTTCGCAACTGGGCTGACCAGCCTTTGCCTGAGCTTGCTCGCCGGCTGCGCGAGCGCCCCGCCCTCACCGGCGCCGACGCTTATCGTCAGTGGTTGTCCGGCCGTGGTGCCTTGCACCCTGCCGGCGACAAGCCCACTCAATAACGGCGATCAGCTCACCGACCAGGACCGCGTCGAAGCTGCATGGGCTGAATGCGCCGGCCAGGTAGACATGGTGTTCAACCATCAACAGGCGGCCCCATGAACAAACCCGAAAGCCTGCGGGCCCATCTGCTGAGCACAGTGGCCGAACTCAAGCACAACCCCGACCGGCTGCTGATCTTCATCGACAACGGCAAAATCCGCTGCACCGCGGCTGCCTCGCTGTCGTTCGAATACAGCTTTGATTTACAGGTCATCCTCACCGACTACGCCGGTCACCCCGACAGCGTCATGTTGCCGTTGCTGGGCTGGCTGAGCGTGAACCAGTCCGAGCTGCTGGAGAACTTGAACAAGTCCGCCGAAGGCATCCAGTTCGAGGCCGACATCCTGGACAACAGCAAGGTGGACCTGAGCCTGACATTGCCGCTGACCGAGCGTGTGGTTGTGGGGAAAGACGCCGACGGCAATACCACCATCCAACATCCTGGCGAACCTAAGCAGGTGGCCGCATTCCTTGACCCGGCGTGGATACCTGGTGCCCAAGGCACCGGCAGTGAATGGGTCGTACCGAAATGACCAACCTATTGGAAACGCTGGAGGATTGGGCGGCCGGCCTGCTGGGACAGCTGGAACCGGCGTCGCGCAACAAACTGGCCCGCAGTATCGGCCAGGCCCTGCGGCGCAGTCAGCAGCAGCGGATCATCGCCCAGCGCAACCCAGACGGCAGCAAGTACGCGCCGCGAAAGCAGCGCAACCTGCGGGAAAAAAAAGGCAGAGTGAAACGGAAGGTGCAGATGTTTCAGAAGCTGCGCACGGCGAAATTTTTGAAGGTTCAAGGCGACGGCAATGCAATCTCTATCGGCTTTACCGGGCGAGTTGCCCGGATTGCCAAGGTGCACCAATATGGATTGAAGGATCGTGCTGAACTTGGAGCCCCAAATGTGAAGTATGAGCGGCGGGAAATGCTAGGATTAACAGATGCGGATTTAGACCTAATCCGCGACGGCTTGCTCACTCATCTTGTGGGATAGCCAATGATTCGGTGGGCCAGAACTTATAAATGTTGCCTCAAAGGCACATAATCTCTGGGGGCATCATGAAAGATATGGCTGACAAAATATTTGAGCGAAATGAGCTATTTGCAAAGCAAGTCACCAAAATATTGGAATCTCATCTTCCAGCAATAAATTCTTTTGCGCAACAATTTGGTCAATGGCTGACACAAATTCAAACCAATGTAGCCCCATATTTGGAAAAAATCGCTCAGATTGATTGGCAAGCGGTACAGGAACGTATCGAAAACATGCCGACTCGATCAAGAGAGGCAATGATAAAAGCTTCCGAACAAGGTTGGTTTTTTAACTGGAACAATTCTTTTTCCGATGTCTGGTCTCTTATCGACAGCCTACAAGATGCTAACAGTGACAAAGTAGACGAAATTTTGAAGGCGCACTATTTAAACGACATGGACTGGTATGTCAGTGAACTAAAAAAAGCATTCCCCGACAGAGCTCAGGCGATAAACGCAGCAATCAACGCTCACAAAATCCGCAGCCCAGAAGGCTATTACCTTAGCATTCCTGTATTCCTTGCCCAAGCCGATGGAATCCTTTCAGAAGTTACAGGCACCCCCTCCGCCATGGATAAAGTCAGAAACGGCTCTGAACTCAAAGGTAGCGCGTGGGCGCAAGCCCAGATAGGAGACAACCAAGAAGTAAAAAATTTGCTATACCAATTATTGAACTTGCACACCATGGATATCTTAAAGAGCAAAAAAACAAGAGACCGAGAAAGTTTGGCAAGCGGAAAGACATTCAACGCACTCAATCGACATCAAGTGCTTCATGGTGAGATATCAAACTACGGAACCGAACTTAACAGTTTGAAAGCCTTCTCTTTCTTGGCATTCACCGGACTGCACATACCGTGTGCGCTCCGATCTCCGTACTTAGTTGATATCGAGCCCAGCATTTAGCGCTACGACACAAACTCCAATTTGAGATTGTATTCTACAGTCTAACAAGTTATCGAGGCTGCACATTCATGTAACTGGCGCCACCATCGGCGCCATGAACGACTTAGCCACCCTCGCCCGCCTGATCGAAAACCTCATCCGCTTCGGCAACATCGCTGCCGTCCAGATGCAGCCCCCGCGTGTGCAGGTCAAAACCGGAACCCTGACCACAGCCTGGCTGCCGTGGATCACCCTGCGGGCCGGCGCCGACCGAGAGTGGAACCCACCGACCGTCAATGAGCAGGTTCTGCTCTTCAGCCCCTCGGGCCAGCTCGGCAACGGCGTCGCCCTGACCGGGCTTTTCAGCGACCAGATCCCCGCCAACGGCGACCGCGAAGGCCTGCACCGTTTCACCTACCGCGACGGCACGGTGATCGAATACGACAGCGTCGCTCACCACCTCAACGCCACGCTCACCGATGGCGGGACCACCAATCTGGTCAGCACCGGCGGAATTAACATCGTCGGAAACATCACGCACCAGGGCGACTACACCCAGACCGGCAACCAGAACGTCACCGGTAAGGTCACCGTCTCGGTAGACGTAGTAGCCGCCGGCATCAGCCTGGTGAACCACCCGCACGGTGGCGTCATGCCTGGCAGCGGCAAGACGGGGAAACCGGAATGAATCGACACACCGGCGCAGCCATCACCACCGTGGAGAGCATCGCCCAATCCATGAGCGACATCCTCAGCACGCGCATTGGTACCCGAGTCATGCGGCGCGAATACGGCAGTTTGTTGCCCGAGCTGGTGGACCACCCTTTCAACGACGTCACCCGCTTGCAGGTGTACGCGGCCACCGTCATGGCGCTGATGCGTTGGGAGCCGCGTATCAGCCTGAGCCGCGTGCAGTTCCAGGGCGCCACGCTGCAAGGTCAATCCTCGTTAGACATTGAGGGCAGCATCGTCGATAGCAACGAGCCGCTGAGCCTGAGTGTGCCTCTGAATTTGGGGGGTAGCGCATGAACTCATTCGTCGCGATTGACCTGGGCCAGCTCCCCGCGCCCGAGGTGGTTGAGCAGATCGATTACGAGCAGGTCCTCGCCGAGCGCAAGGCCTACGCAATCGGCCTCTGGCCGGTCGAGGAACAAGCCGAGATCGCTGCACGGCTTGAGCTGGAATCCGAGCCCCTGACCAAACTGCTCCAGGAGAACGCCTACCGCGAGACGGTGTGGCGCCAGCGCGTCAACGAGGCGTCCGTCGCCAACATGCTGGCCCTCGCCAAGGGCAGCGACCTGGAGAACCTGGCCGGCAACTTCAACGTCAGGCGCCTGGTCATTCAGGGCGCCAAGCCCTCGGCCGTGCCGCCGGTCCCGCTGCTGATGGAAAGCGACGACAGCCTGCGGGAGCGGGCTCAGATGGCATGGGAAGGATTGAGTACCGCCGGCCCGCGCAACAGCTACATCTTTCATGCGCGCTCTGCGGACGGCCAGGTTGCCGACGCCACTGCCGAGAGTCCCGCCCCGGCCGAGGCGGTGGTGACGGTGCAATCGATCCTGGGTGACGGCACGGCCTCACCCGCGCTGCTGGCAAAGGTCAATGCCTACCTCAGCGACGACGACCGTCGCCCTGTCGCGGATCGGCTCACCGTGCAAAGCGCCCAGGTCATCAACTACCAGGTCAAGGCCAAGCTGTTTCTCTCGACGTCCGGCCCTGAGAGCGAGTTGATTCTCGCGGCGGCCAATGCGCAGTTGCTGGCTTTCGTGCACCAACGGCGCCGCCTGGGCTTGGAGGTTTCGGAATCGATTATCCACGCCTCGCTGCATGTTGAGGGCGTGCGCAAGGTCGTGCTGGAGAACTGGGCGGACATCGTTGCCACGAAGTACCAGGCTCCGTACTGCACGGCCGTCGATTTGGCGCTGGGGGTTGAATAATGGCCGACGCGCCCCTTCTCCCAAGCAATTCGACGCCGTTGGAGCGCCAAGCGGCGCAGGCGCTGGCCCAGATCCAGCGTGTGCCGATTCCATTGCGCACGCTGTACAGCCCCGACCTTTGCCCACTGCCCCTTTTGCCCTACCTGGCCTGGGCCTTCTCCGTGGATCGCTGGGACAGCAAGTGGACCGAAGCGGCCAAGCGCGCCGCCATCCGTAGCGCGTACTACATCCATTCGCGTAAGGGCACCATCGGCTCACTGCGCCGCGTCGTTGAACCGCTCGGCTATCTGATTGAAATCATCGAATGGTGGCAGACCGTTCCGGTCGGCCCTCGCGCCACCTTCAGGCTCAAGGTCGGCGTGCTCGACACCGGTATCACCGAGGAGATGTACCAGGAACTCACCTGGCTGATCGACGATGCCAAGCCCCTGACACGCCACCTCACCGGGCTCGCCATCAGCCTGGAGACCACCGGATCAGTTCATATCGGCGCCTGCATTACCGAAGGCGACGAGATTGATATCTACCCACCCACCCAGCGAGACATCGAAGTCACGGGCTACATCCACCAGGGCGGCCGTGAACACCAGATCGACACCATGGACATCTACCCATGACAGACCAAAACAGCCAGTTTTTCGCCATCCTCACCGCCATCGGCAAGGCCAAGCAGGCCAACGCGGACGCCCTGGGCATTCCCTGGACCTTTGCGCAGATGGGCGTCGGCGATGCCAACGACACCGACCCAATCCCCAGCGAGCAACAGACACACCTGATCAACGAGCGCCGTCGTGCCCCGTTGAACCAACTGAGCGTGGACCCAGCCAACCCCAACATCATCGTTGCCGAGCAGGTCATCCCAGAGAACGTCGGGGGCTGGTGGATTCGTGAGGTTGGCCTGTATGACGCCGATGGTGACCTGGTCGCGGTGGCAAACTGCGCGCCAAGCTTCAAGCCCCTGCTGACTCAAGGCTCAGGCCGTACCCAGGTGGTACGGATGAACCTCATCGTCAGCAACACCGCCAACGTCGAATTGAAGATCGACCCGAGCGTCGTCCTGGCAACTCGCAACTATGTGGACTCGAAAGTGCGGGAGGAGCTGTACAAGCTCGACAGCAAGCAGTCAGTGCGCGTAGCGACAACGGGAAACATCGCTCTGACCGGGTTGCAGGTCGTTGATGGTGTGACGCTGCTGGCTGGCGACCGGGTGCTGGTAAAGAACCAGACGGCTGCCAAGGACAACGGCATCTATGTCGCGGCTAGCTCTGCTTGGCAACGTGCTCCAGATGCCGACAGCAGCGCTGAGGTGACATCGGCGTTGCTGGTTTCCGTGGAGCAAGGCTCCAGCCAGGCAGATACCCGGTGGCAGCTGGTAACAGACGGGACGATTGTCCTGGGCACCACGACATTGACGTTCCAAAACGTGACGCAGGGCTACGCACCGATCAATTCGCCCGCCCTGACTGGAACACCCACGGCACCGACGGTAGCAGGGACAGACAACAGCACCCAGATTGCTACGTCGGCAGCGGTACGCGCCATCATGGCCCAGTTTGGCCTAGGTTCTACTGCATTCAGCTACGCAGGGAACATCGACACGCTTGCTCTAAACGGCATTTACATGGTCACCGCCAGTACAACGGGTACCAAGCCTCTGACGCCTGGAACCTCGTCGGTTATCCCCAACGGTACGGTTTTCCATTTGGAGCGTGGTAGCTCCAACATGGCGACCCAATGGTGGGACTCCCTAGTAAGTAATGCCGTCCCGATTACCTGCATGCGGACTAGAAACTCTGCTGGAGCTTGGTCGTCCTGGGAGCAGGTCACCTCTGTGGAGCGAGTTCGGGCTGTTCTGGATACATTCGGCCTTGGCGCCGATGCTGCGAAGATCCCGCTAATCACCGATTTTTCAGCAGACATAAAGCCGGGCCTTTACCGTGCGTTCACGCTGGGAAATGCGGGTGCGTCTATTGGTGGGCCGCCGGAAACTAGCGAGGCTTCCGCCACGTCCATGACGGTGCTTGTAGGAGGGGGATACGTTAACCCGGGCTATAAGACTTTTCTGGCAATCATAAACTTCACGGCAAATGGTCCGACGCGGGCCTACATCGGCCACAAGGTGGCCGCCGGGGAACCGCCGGTATGGAATGAAATAGCTCAAACCACGCACCTGCCTTATCGCGCAAAAATATTGTTCAAAACTGCCGGGGTCTACCAATGGACGGTGCCGGCGAACGTGTGGAAGGTCTTTGTCGAGGTTCGCGGCGGCGGCGGTAGCGGTGCCTTTGGAGCGCTGGAAACGGGGGCCGGTGGTGGCGGTGCTGGTGGATTCAGCACGCGGCTCGTATCTGTTACGCCAGGCTCTGTGATCACGGTAACCGTTGGGGCGGGAGGGGCTTACGTAACGACTGCCAATACCGTCGGTAATCCGGGCGGCACTTCTTCATTCGGATCTCATTGCTCAGCAACTGGGGGCTCGGGAGGCAGTATCTCCGGCGGTGCGGGTGCAGGTTACGGCTCTGGTGGTGACTTCAATGGGACCTTGGGTCCCGGCAATCCCCCTGTACGTAATGCGCTGGGTTCTGGTGCAAACGGTGGCGCTGGGGGTGGCGGTGAGAGCATTTTCGCCGCTGTTGACACCAGTACGCTCACACTACCCGGAATGGGTGGCGGTGGTCGTGTCGGTACTCGTTCGCAGGCCGGCGCCGACGGCTGTGTCTTCATCACTTGTTAAGGGGCATTTATATGTTATGGGCAAGAATTGAAAGTGGGGCAGTAGTAGAAACCACTGACATCGACCCTGCTGATCGTTTTCATCCTGATCTGATCTGGCAAGCCTGCCCCACAGAGGTGGGGCCGGGGTGGACTGTAGAAGATGATCAGTTCACTCCCCCGCAAGCCGGCCCAACGCTCGAACAGGTCGAGACTGAACGAGTGTGGCGCAACTTTGAATTGCAAGGTACTGAATGGCTCGTTACGCGCCACCGCGATGAGCAGGATCTGGAGCGTTCCCCAACGCTGACATCGGAGCAATTTTCCGAACTGCTCGTCTATCGTCAGGCACTGAGGGACTGGCCCCAAACGGGTACCTTTCCAGCCGTCGAGTTTCGGCCAGTCGCGCCGCCGTGGATTGCTGAGCAAACTCAATAAGGCGCACGCTTCTTTTCCTGTAACCCCCTCCCCTACAAGCCCCCGCGCTCGCCCAACCGGCGCGCGCGCGGCAGCCTGTGCACTGTCATCCCAATCACTGCGCAGGCAAACCCATGGCCGATTATCTCCACGGCGTGCGGGTCATCGAACTCAACGACGGCACCCGCCCCATTCGCACCATCCCCACCGCTGTTATCGGCATGGTCTGCACGGCCGACGATGCTGATGCCAGCGCTTTTCCATTCGACACGCCGGTACTGCTGACCAACGTCCAAACCGCCATCGGCAAAGCCGGCACCACGGGCACCCTGGCGAAGAGTCTTCAGGCCATCGCCGACCAGACCAAGCCCTACACCATCGTCGTGCGGGTGAAGGAAGGTGCCACCGAGGCAGAAACCACCAGCGCCCTGATCGGCACCACCACGGCCGAGGGCAAATACACCGGCATGAAAGCCCTGCTCGCCGCCAAGGCTCGCGTTGGCATGGTGCCGCGCATTCTCGGTGTGCCAGGCCTCGACAGCCTGCCGGTTGCCACCGCCCTGGTCACCATCGCGCAGCAGTTGCGCGGCTTCGCCTATGTCAGCGCCTGGGGCTGCAAAACCAAGGAAGAGGTGGTCGCCTACCGTGACAACTTCGGCGCCCGCGAAGCCATGATCATCTGGCCGGAATTCCAGAACTGGAGCACCGTCACCAACGCGACCGTCACCGCCTCGGCCGTGGCCCGGGCATTGGGTCTTCGCGCCAAGATCGATCAGGAAGTGGGTTGGCACAAGACGCTGTCCAACGTCGCGGTCAATGGTGTAACCGGCATCAGCGCCGACGTGTTCTGGGATCTGCAAAACCCGGCCACGGACGCCAACTACCTCAACAGCAACGAGGTCACCACACTCATCAATGAAGGCGGCTTTCGCTTCTGGGGCAGCCGCACCACCAGCGAAGACCCGCTGTTCGCCTTCGAGAACTACACCCGTACCGCGCAGATCCTGGCCGACACCATGGCCGAGGCGCACATGTGGGCTGTGGACAAGCCGCTGCATGCCTCCCTGGTGCGCGACATCATCGAAGGGGTCAACGCGAAGTTCCGCGAAATGATCGCGGCGGGCTACCTGATCGGCGGCAAGTGCTGGTATCCGGAAGATGCCAACGATAAGGACACACTCAAGGCCGGCAAGCTGTTCCTGGACTATGACTACACGCCGGTGCCACCGCTGGAAGACCTCACGCTGCGGCAACGCATCACCGACCGCTACCTGATCGACTTCGCCAGCAAGATCAACAGCTAACCAGGGCCTCCCCGCAAGGGGAGCTGTCCCCGCGTCAGCGCAACGGAGAACACCACCATGGCTATGCCCAGCAAGCTCAAGAACCTCAACCTTTTCAACGATGCCAACAGCTACCTCGGCGTAGTCAAATCCGTCACCTTGCCGCCGCTCGGTCGCAAGATGGAAGCCTATCGTGGCGGCGGCATGAACGGCCCGGTCAAGGCCGACATGGGCTTCTCGGACGACGGGATCCAGTTCGAATGGAAAACCGGCGGCCTGGATCTTATTGCCCTCAAACAGTTCGGCGCCGTCAATGCCTCGGGTATCGCCTTGCGCTTTACCGGCGCGTTCCAACAGGACGACACCGAGGAGGTCAGTGCCGTGGAGGTCGTCATGCGCGGCCGCCACGAGACCATCGAAATGGGTGACGCGCAGCCGGGCGAAGACACCGAACACAGCATCACCACCACCTGCACCTACTACAAACTGATCGTCGATAACGAAGAAATCATCGAAATCGACCTGCTCAATTTCATCGAAATCGTCAATGGCGTGGACATGCTGGCAGAGCAGCGCAAAGCCCTCGGCATCTGACCACTCTCGCCCTGCCCCAGGGCGGTTAACCATGCAATCTGGAGCCCCGTATGAAACCTGAAGAAACCCTCGAAAGCCTGCCGCCGGTTGACGACAACACCGTCACCCTGGACACCCCGATCAACCGTGGCAAGACCGTCATCGACAGCATCACCCTGCGCAAACCGCAATCCGGCGAGCTGCGCGGTGTGCAACTGGTGGACCTGCTGAATATGGACGTCGCCACCCTCATCAAGATCCTGCCGCGCATCAGTGCACCAGGTATCACCGCGCCGGAAGTCGCCAGCATGGACCCGGCCGACCTGCTCGCCTGTGGCAGCAAGATCTCCGGTTTTTTGTTGCAGAAGTCGGTGAAGACGGACGCGTCCCTCGTTGCGTAGAAGACGCCATGGCCGACTTGGCCGTGGTTTTCCATTGGGCACCAGCTGACATGGACCAGCTGAGCCTGCAAGAACTGATGGAGTGGCGCGAGCGCGCCCGGGTGCGGAGTTCCACCGATGGCGAATGACTTAAAACTTCAGGTGTTGCTCAACGCCATCGACAAGGCGAGCGGCCCCCTGAAGGCCATCAACAACGGCAGCATCGGTGCCGCCCGCGCCCTCAAGGAAGCCCGCGACCGCCTCAAGGAACTCAACACCCAGCAGAAGGACGTCAGCGCCTGGCGCACCCAGCGCGCTGCCGCCGAGCAAACCGAACAAGCCCTTGTCGCTGCCCGCGATAAAGTACGGGCGCTGTCCCAGCAGTTCGCTGCCACCGGTGCGCCGACCAAGGCAATGACCAAGGACTTTCGGGCAGCCGTTCGCGAAGCACAGAAGCTCAAGGAACAACATCAACAACAGGGGGAACAGCTCCAGGTGCTGCGCAGCAAACTGCAAGGCGCCGGCATCAGCACCAAGAACCTCAGCAGTCACGAACGCCAGCTGCGCGAGCAAATCAGTGCCACCAACGCCAGCATCAGCGAACAGGGCAAACGCCTGGTCGCGTTGAATGCTCAGCAAAAGCGCCTCGCTATCGAGCGCGCCAAGCTGGAGAAAACCCAGAACCTCGCCGGCAACATGGCTATGAACGGCGCCGCCGGCCTGGGCGTGGGATATGCCGCGAGTCGGCCGGTGGCTAAAGCCATCGGTGCCTTTGCGCCGAACGAAGACTCGGCCACGCAACTCAAGGTTTCGATGATGGACGACACCGGCAAGGTGTCTGAAGACTTTCAGAAAATCACCGACCTGGCGACCAAGCTGGGCGACCGCCTACCTGGTACCACGGCCGACTTTCAAGAAATGATGACCATGCTGCGGCGACAAGGCCTTAGCGCCAAGAGCATTCTCGGCGGCACCGGCGAAGCGGCCGCGTACCTGGGCGTTCAGTTGCAGATGCCCGTAACAGCCGCGGCTGAATTTGCCGCGAAGATGCAGGACGCCACCCGAACATCCGAAAAAGACATGATGGCGCTGATGGACATCATCCAGCGGGGGTTCTACTCGGGTGTAGACCCGACCAACATGCTCCAGGGCTTCAGCAAGATCGCGCCGGTCATGGACACCATCAAAAAATCGGGCATCGACGCGGCCGCCGAGCTGGCCCCGCTGCTGATCATGATGGACCAGGCTGGCATGGAAGGCGGCGCGGCCGGCAACGCCTACCGGAAGATCTTCCAGGCCGGCCTGGACAAGGACGGGGTCAAGGACGTCAATAAGATCATGGAGCTGGAAGGCAAAAACATCCGCTTCAAGTTCACCGACGACAAAGGCAACTTCGCAGGCCTGGACAACCTGTTCGCCCAGGTCGAAAAACTAAAGTCACTGAACGATGAGGACCGCACGTCCACAATCAAGCTGCTGTTCGGGGACGACTCCGAAACCATGACCACCTTGAACACCATGATGAACAAGGGGATCGCGGGTTATCGGGAAGTGCAACAGAAGCTGCAAAACCAAGCCGACCTGCGCAAACGGGTCAACGAACAACTCGCCACTCTCACCAACGTCATGGAGGCCGCAGAGGGCAGCTTCACTAACGCCCTTGCCGAGTTTGGCGCCGCTGTTGCGCCCGAACTGAAACAAATCATCAGCACCCTCGGGGAGGTTGCCAACAGCATCGGCGCCTGGGCTCGGGAGAACCCACGATTGGCCGGCGGCCTGGTCAAGGTCGTAGCGGCTGTGGCCGGCCTGGCCTTCGTGTTTGGTGGCCTGGCATTGACGATGGCGAGCCTTCTCGGCCCATTCGCCATGGTGCGGTACGGCATGGGCATGTTTGGCATTCGCTTGGGCATTGTTAAGGCCCAGTTGATCGGCACGCGCACCGCAGCAGCAGGCGCCGGTACCAACATCGGCAGGCTTGGGAAAGTCTGGCGGTCTCTGGTAGCCACTCGCTCGGCCGGTGGCTTGCTCACCGCGTTACCTGCTTTCGTCAGCAGCGCCCGCCTGGCTGCCGCCAGCGTGCTGCCGATGCTCGGCGGCGCGATCAGTGCGGTCGGTACCGCCATCATGGCGACGCCCATCGGCTGGCTGCTGGCGGCCATTGCTGCCCTGGTTGCTGCTGGCGTGCTGGTCTACAAATATTGGAACCCGATCAAGGGCTTCTTCCTCGGCTTCTGGCAAGGCCTGGTCGGGGCCTTGCAACCGGTACTCGATAGTTTCGCCGGACTCGGCCAATCGCTGCTGAACCTGGGCCAGGCCGTCATGACGCTGCCAGGTGTCGGCGCGGCCATGGAGCTTCTGGGCAGCATCGCACGCCCCCTGTTCACTCTGATATCAGATGGCGTCAGCAGCCTGATCACCTGGTTCGGCCAGCTACTTGCGCCCGTCGAAGACGTCGGTGGCGCCGCTCAGTCAATGGGCGAACGTTTCGGTGCCGTCATCGGCAATATGCTCAGCCTTTTGTTAGGCCTGCCTGCACAGTTCGCTGAACTGGGCACGCAGATGATTCAAGGCCTGGCAAATGGCATCACCAACAGCCTGACCGTAGCCAAGGAGGCCATCACCGGCGCAGGCGATGCGGTGATTGGTTGGTTCAAGGAAAAGCTCGACATCCACAGCCCCTCCCGTGTGTTCGCAGAGCTGGGCGGCTTCACCATGGCCGGCCTGGCCCAGGGGCTTGAGGGCAGTCAGAACGGGCCACTGAGCGCCATGACCAGCCTGAGCAAACAACTCACGGCAGCCGGCACACTGGCCCTCGGCGCAACCGCCATGCCTCTGGCCGCCATGCCGTTGCCGCAATTTCCGGTCGAGGCTGCCGCTGCCTCTTCGCTATCGATCGATGATCGTGCGCCCATCAGCCCTGCCCCGGCGCCGGTCCATGACAGCCACGACACCTACGAAATCAACATCCACACCACGCCAGGCATGGACGCCCAGGCGATCAGCCGCGCCGTACGGGCCGAGCTGGCGCGCATCGCCAGCGAAAAAGCCGCCCGCCAGCGCAGCAAACTATCAGACCTGGAGTAATCCCCATGATGCTTGCCTTGGGCATGTTCGTGTTCAGCCTGTCCACCGCCGCTTACCAGGAGCTACAACGCCAAACCGAGTGGCGCCATGCGAGCAACAGCCGCGTCGGTGCTGCCCCGGCTCGGCAGTTCGTCGGGCGCGGCGACGACACCATTACCCTACCCGGCGTCATCCTCCCGGAGCTGGCCGGCAGCGCCCTTAGCCTCGACGCCCTGCGCTTGATGGCGAACACCGGCAAGGCCTGGCCGATGGTCGAAGGCAGCGGCCGCATCTACGGCTTGTGGATTATCGATGGTCTGAGCGAAACCAAAACGCTGTTCTTCCGTGACGGCACGCCTCGGCGTATTGAATTCACGGTCAACCTCAAGCGCATCGATGACGACCGGATCGATCTGCTGGGCGCCGGTACCAGCGCAGGCGTCAACATCTTGAGGGCACTGCTGTGATTGATGCAGCCCTGTCCAAGGTTACCGGCTACGTCGAAGACCTGGTCGAGCGCTACCGCCGCGATGCGGCCTACCCGGTGCCGGCGTTTCGTATCACGGTCGATGGCAACGACATCGCCCAGTTGATCAGCCCACGGCTGATGAGCATGGAGCTGACCGACAATCGCGGTATCGAGGCCGACCAGCTCAGCATCACCCTCAGCGACCACGACGGGCTGCTGGCGATCCCGCCCAAAGGCGCGACTATTCGACTGTGGCTGGGCTGGAGCGACACAGGCCTGGTGGACAAAGGCACCTACACGGTCGATGAAACCGAACACAGCGGCGCGCCGGATGTTTTGAGCATCCGCGCCCGCTCGGCGGACCTTCGCAAAGGCCTGAAGACCAAGCGCGAACGCAGCTGGAGCAACACCACCCTAGGCGACGTCCTGGGCGACATCGCCCTGGGCAACGGCCTCACCGCCACCATTGCCGGCGCCCTGGACGGATTGCCCATCCTTCAGTTGGACCAGGCTAACGAATCCGACGCCAACCTCATCAGCCGCGTGGGGGAAGAGTTCGACGCGGTGGTCACCGTCAAGGCCGGCTGCCTGCTGTGCCTGCCGGCGGGCGGCGGCAAGACGGCCACCGGCACCGAGCTACCGCATATCACCCTCACCCGCTCCGACGGCGACCAACACCGCTACCTGCAAGCTGACCGCGACAGCTACGACGGTGTACGCGCCTATTTCTATGACGTGAACAGCGCGAAGAAACAGGAGGCCATCGCCGGCGGCGGTGAAAACCTCAAGGACCTGCGCCACACGTTCAGCGACCGCCAGTCCGCCCTGCGCGCTGCCCGGGCGGAATTCAACCGCCTGCAACGTGGTAGCGCGACGCTTAGCTACACCCTCGCCCGGGGGCGGCCTGACCTCATTCCCGAACTGACCTACACGCTCCAGGGCGTGAAGCCGGAGATCGACGAGATCATCTGGTACGGCGGAAACGTGCAGCACACCCTTAGCCCGGATAATGGATACACCGTCAGCCTGGAGCTGGAGAGCAAGTTGCCCGAGGATACGGTTGAGGGGTTGGCAGAGGAAAACAGAGGGGATTTCACAGGGATCATCGCGTACTACCGCGACAAGAAAACAGGGAAGGAGAAGACTGTGACGGCTGGGGATCAGAGCAAGCCGAAGCGGTTGCGGTGGTTGTACGCAAGCGAGAAAACAGCCAAGCGGGCGGTGGATCGGGAGTGGAAGCGGATGCAGGTCACACCCTAACGCCATGACGACCTGCACCACCTATTAACTAGCTCAGTCTGTGCGCCAACTCCACGACATCCTTGTAGCTTTGTAATTTTAAGATTTCGCTCTCCCTAGACAACGCAAAGTAAACCGGCGACCTCCACGAGCTTACACTTTGCGCCATGCTACTACGACTTTGATGATCAGACTCCAACAAAGCCAAATAGTATGTCGCTAAGTGACTCACAGTTGCTAACTCTGTTGTAAAAGAAAAAGTAACAGGATCCGCTTCTTTTTCATCATAAGCAGCTATCGCCTGTCGTGACTTTCCAGACACCCATAGATCCGAATAAAATTCGGATTTTGAGGCTTTGAAAAACACCAGATACGCTAACCAAAAAAAATGCACCGACCCTTGAATAGAGTCACAAGCACTTTTAATTTGCCTAGTATAATTCATCAACTCCCGAAGCTCGACCTTAAAATACTTGCACAAACCGACCATAATTATCGCATTTTCAGTGAAACCCTGAATGTAACTAACCACAGTATCTTTTTTGGGATAAACACACTCAGAGTCTCCGGGAAAATAATTACCTACAACCTTCCCCATAACGTTCAAACCCAACTCAACCGAGGAAATTTTCGGAAGACTTTGGTGAACCAAACTATATATATCCGCATTATTTAAATTAAACTCAGCATCAAAAAACCTATTCAGATACCTTTCAGATGAAAAGCCTTGCCCATAAACCGCACGTATAGAGTGAGCTAATTGCCGCGAGTCCGAGGCAATAATGAAACGACAATTTTCCAGCTCGAAAAAGTGCTTAATACGCTCAAGCAACTCTATCGCATATGTCGGACGACAACGATCTAGTTCATCAATAAATATAAAGGCAGGTTTTTTCAAGCCTTTGTTATCCGCAGCCTGAGAAAACCTCTCAATTATTGCTTTTTTGAATTCATCAACGTGCTGTAAAGTTTTGGCTTGATCAGCGATAAGCGTGCTGACAACATCGCTTGCAAAATCCGCACCTTCTTGATCGCCCTCCTCTCCCAGCAGCTCCTTGAGTTCTACTCCGATATATTTCTTCACTAATCCTTTAGCAATCAACGGGGCGGCTTTCTTAACAATTGAAGCGGCCGCATTGACTGCGGTCCTACCTGCATCATGAAGAGTTAGATCCAAATTGTCTTTTGTCTGCTGTTCAATGCAAGTGATCAACGCAATAAGGGGCTCAGCTGTATAATCAGTTTCCCAAGCGTTAAAAAAAACACATACGTAATCGTTATCCAGCTCATTTTTCCAACAATTCAAGAAAAACGATTTTCCTGCACCCCAAGGGGAATTCACATTCAATACTTTAACATGGGGATTTGCGAGCATATAGGACGTCAAGAATTTCGCGCTTGGCTGCCGATCCATAAGATCATCAGCCCATATTTCAGTAGCATCTACCATTATCCGCCCCTTTTAGAATCGTCAGTAGGAAACTCAGTACAGCGTTGAGCCCGGCACAGCCAATAACAGAAAAACTCTACATCTAAAACCAATGCTGAGTTCAATGACGCCCGGCGTAGCACCGGGCCCTATTCACCGAGCACCTAATAAAACGTTCAGAAACCGTAATATATCTAGCTGTTGCACTTCATCGAGCTGCCTGAAGAGCTGCACAATCATCCGCTCGCGCTCATCAAGCCCAGGCAACTCGATTACCTCGGGAAAGTTGATTTCTACCTCTTTCATCACTGACATGTGTCACTCCATTCAACACGTTCGGGCGCCCGGTACCAACATCGGCACCAACCAAAGCACCCGGGGAGTGCGTCATTCTCAGCATGTTTCGGTGTGTCACCAGCCCATCGGAAAAAATTTTATTGCAAATTACGCCCCGCCGCAGAGCGCCTGAGCACGTTGCACGATATCGCTGTAGTCCATTTTGATGGATGGCATCGTAGGATTGGGTTTGGTGATCTCCTGGCCGTCCGACCAACCGCGATCTTTTGCCTGGCTCCTTGCACTCCCGCTCAATGCGTAGATGGTCCCATCCGACGTCCGGGCCAACGCCTTAGGCGACGGTCCAAAGCACAACAGGTCAACACTATCGACCGTAAACGGCCAAGCGTCTCCATAGTCCTTGCTCGAAACCTTCTGGGTCTTTTCCTTGGCACCGCACACACCCGAAGCGAGCATTGCCAGCACTGCTACCGATAACGTCATCCTTTTCATGCCATAACTCCTTATTTTTTCACTGTAAAAGCCCTGAGTAGGCGCATCACCGCGCCTTTGTCCTCATCGTCCAGACTGCGCACGTGCATCACGATTTCCCAGTCGTCGTTGGATAGCTGGCTTTCGCCCATAGATGAGCGCTGGCCGGTCACCACGTAGAGGACATCCACCCCTTGTTGAGCAACGGCTGCCAGGTAACTGGCATCCGGGCTGCGCTCGCCCTTCTCATAGTTGTACTGACTGTTTTTCGAGGCGCCAGCCTTCGCCGCGAACTCGGTCTGATTGAAGCCCAAGCGCTCGCGCTCTTCTTTTAGGCGATCACCAATTCCCACAAACGTCTCCACGACGAGTTGACATTCCCACATTCATGGGAAATACTTCGCCTGTCATCACACGAAATCACACGAAACGAGACTATGCCGAACGCATACCCCACGGAGCAAGCTTGCCGAAAGGCACGTGAGCGCCTCGCGCATCAAGGCCTCTCTGCCAAAGACTGGGCCGACCAGCACAACTTGACCCCGTCCACGGTGTACGCCGTGTTGAACGGACAGAAGAAATGTCTGCGGGGCGAGTCCCACCGCGCTGCGGTGTTGCTCGGTATCAAAGACGGCGTCGTCACAAATTAGGCCCGTTGGCTCAGGTAGGAAACCAGAAGATGAAACGCTCAGTTCTAGCCAACCGCAAAGACGTAGTCAGCGCCGTCATTGCCGCTTACCCCGGGGGCCGGCACTACGCCGCGGCTGACCTTGGGATGCCGATCAAGAAGTTTGATAACCAGGCCTATGAGAACGCTGGCAGCCGGCCGCTGAGCGACGAACATATCCATCGCCTCGAGCAAGTTGCGGGTACGTCATATCTCGCGGATTACATCACCGGTATGTATGGCGGCATGTTTGTGCCCGTCGCGGTGCCTGGAACGCTGGATAACGTCGAGCTGTACAACCGCTCCGTAAGAGCTGCCGCCAAGCGTGGGTTGGTTGACCAGATCATTGCCCAAGCCCTGGACGACGGTGTCATTGAGCAGAGTGAGGCCGAAGTCATTGTTTCCGCCCTGATGAAGTACATGTCAGCCCGCTACGCCGAAGTGCTAGCGACCATTCAACTGCACGGCCGGGGGTTCGCTGGGTGAGCACCTACAAACTTGTCTGCCCTCACTGCCTCGGCCGCATGCGTATCCGCACCAGCGAAGGCACGCACATCTTCCTTCGGGTGGCCTACCTGCAATGCACCAACGAGGCCTGCGGCTGGTCGGTGCGGGCTGAGTTTGAAATGACTCATGAAATGAGCCCCAGCGGTATGGCTAACCCCTCCGTCAAGTTGCCCATCGCCGACATTGCCCTGCGCCGTGCTGCGATGAAGTCCGCCAACGATCAACCCGACCTGCTCGACCAAATGGAAATGGAGTGTGCGCGATGAACCATGAAGAGCTTGATCACGACTACCGCAGCAGCATGCAACGAGTGGCGTTCGCCTATCTGCAACGGCACGAAGCGCAGCATCTGGTGGACTCTGACCTGCTGTACGAGAACTGCGTTCGGCACATGACCACCGCGTTGGAAGTGCCGGTGTTCATGGCGCAGAAGCTGGTGCACAACGCTTGGACTGAATTGCAGGTTATCAACCAGCGCAAGTGGATCGGCGTGGACTGGGGCACCAGCCCAGGCAGCACTGTCGTCCATCTGATCGATACCCGGGCCGACCTTCGGTACCCGGTTCCGGCAAGGCTGCTGCCGCAGGCCCTGCTCGCCCAGCGCGATGACGCGCTGAAGCAATACCCTCAGTAAACCCCGTTTAAACAACCCGCCCTGCCCCGCCTCCCGTGGGTTTGGGTGAGCTTTGCCCGAAATCCGAGGTGGACCATGCAAATCGACGTCGCCATCACCGCAAAACTGCCACGCGAAGAGGCCGAAGCACTGCTCCAAGCGCTACGAAGCCAGTACGCCCAGCAGTTCAACGAGCATTGGTACGACGACCGCTTTCGCAGGATCCCCGAGGGTTTGCGGCATGGCTCGTTGCTCGCGGCCTTCCCGGTGATGGCCGCGCAAAAACGCCTGATTGGCGCCATTAAACACAGTCTCGACGAAGCGAAGTAAGCCACGATGGAAATGGAACAAAGGCTGCGAGCCGACGTCATCCAACGCATTGAGCGGGACTACCAGCTCAAGCACATGCCCGGCACCAACTACATGCGCAAGGGTGTATGCCCTGCGCCAAGCTGCGGCCAAAAGACCCTGTACACCTTCTACGATTCGCCCTGGACGTTGATCTGTGGACGGCCGGAAAAATGCGGCCACCGTGTCCACGTCAAGGACGTCTACGACGACTTGTTCAACGACTGGAGCAAGAACGCACCGTCCACGCCAGATAACCCCGTTGCCACAGCACGCGCCTACCTTGAGTTTGCGCGAGGCTTCAAATTCGAGTTGATCGCCGGTTGGTTCACCCAGGAGAACTACTGGGATAGCCGGCTGAACATCGGCAGTGCCACGGTGCGTTTCCCCCTGGAAAAAGGCGGCTACTGGGAGCGCCTGATAGACCGACCTGACCGATTCGGCAAGATGAAAGCCCGCTTCCGTCCAACTGGCGAAGGCCTGCCAGGTTACAAGGGCGTCTGGTGGTGCCCGCCAAGCGTGGACTTGTTGAACGTCGATGAACTCTGGATCACCGAGGGCATCTTCGACGCCATCGCACTGCTGCATAACGACACCTCGGCCGTGTCGATGATGTCCAGCGCACCCTGCCCGACCGACTCGCTCAAGGCCTTGGTCAAACTTCGCCATGACGCTGACAAGCGCCTGCCAAGCCTTGTCTGGGCGCTTGATAACGAGCCAGTCGCAAAGGCCAATATGCGCCGCTGGGCAAAGGAGGCCCACGATCTGGGGTTCACCTGCAAAGCGGCAGTGATTCCGCAGCCCAACGGCAAAAAAGTGGACTGGAACGACCTTCACCTACGGTGGAAGTCGATTGAGGGCGACGACAAACGCACCGAGCAGATCGAGCGAGACTTCGACGAAGCCCTCCACCACGGGGACTTGCTGCTGGCTGACTCCGCCGAGGAAAAGGGTTTTCTCATCTACCTGCGCGACGAGAGAAAGGAATTCCATTTTTCGTTCCGTAAGCGCTTGTACTGGTTTCGGCTGGACCTTGAACGGTACGACCGAGCCATGGGTGACCTGGAGAGTTCGGAGCGGCATGAGGACCAGTTGCTCACTGACGAACAGCGCCGCTACAAGGCGTTGCGTCAATCGGGCTCGGTCACCAGCATCGCCAACTGCAATTTCCAGGCGCTGTATTACATGCGCAACGACCTGACCGACGAGGCCTGGTACTACTTCCGCATCGAGCGCCCGCAAGGGGCTGTCATCAAAAGTACGTTCACGGCCAAGCAGCTCACCTCTGCGCCTGAATTCGCGAATCGCCTGCTCAACGTTTCCAATGGGGCGATGTTCGAGGGTAGCGCCCAACAACTGAAACGGATCCTGGCGCCCCAGCTCGATTGCCTGAAAACCGTGAACACCATCGAATGGATCGGCTACAGCCGCGAGCACGGTGCCTATGTTTTCAACGATCTGGCTTTCTTCGGCGGGACGATACAAAAGCGCAACAAGGAAGACTTCTTCGACCTCGGCAAGCTGAGCATCAAGTCGCAGAGCCAGTCGCCGGTGCTGCACATCAATACTGACCTCAATGCCTATAACGAGGGTTGGTTCGACATTTTTTGGAGCTGCTTTGGCGTACAGGGCCTGGTGGTGCTGGCCTGGTGGCTGGGCGCCTTGCACGCTGAGCAGATCCGGCAGATCCACAAGTCCCTGATGTTTCTTGAGCTGGTAGGTGAAGCCGGTTCAGGCAAAACCACATTGATCGAGCTGCTGTGGAAACTGGTCGGACGCACTGACTACGAGGGTTTCGACCCTTCCAAAGCGACAGCCGCGAGCCGTGCGCGAAATTTCTCGCAGGTCAGTAACTTACCGGTGGTACTGATCGAGTCAGAGCGTGAACAGAAGGATGGCCAGCCGGTTAAGCACTTCGATTGGGACGAACTGAAAACCGCCTATAACGGCCGTAGCGTTCGCTCCACCGGCGTGAAGAACAATGGCAACGACACCCATGAGCCGCCGTTCCGCGCCGCCCTGTTGATCGCACAGAACAACCCGGTGAACGCCTCGGAACCCATCCTGCAGCGACTTTGCCATGTCCACCTGACGCGGGAGCACCACACGCCGGAAACCAAGCAGTTCGCCGAGCAACTGGAACGCATGCCGATGGAAAACATCAGCGGCTTCCTGGTCAAGGCCCTGCAACGCGAAGCCAACACCATGCGCCTGATGGAGGAAAACACCTCCCGCTACGAGCAGGAGCTGCTGGCCCAGCCCGGCGTGCGCACCGTGCGTATCGCCAAGAACCACGCCCAACTGCGCAGCCTGGTGGATGCATTGGCAGAAGTCGTGCCCCTGGGCGAACGCCGCAAAGCTCTCGCGCACGCTGAGGTCAGCCGCATGGCCTTGGAGCGACAGCAGGCAATCAACGCCGACCACCCGACCGTGCGCGAGTTTTGGGACCTGTACGAGTTCCTCAATGGCCTGGATGAGAAAGGCGCGCTCAACCATGCGCGTCGGGATGGGCTGATCGCCGTGAACCTCAACGAATTCGTCGAGATGGCCGCCAACAAGCGGCAGCAGGTGCCCGCGCTCAGCGACCTGAAACGCCTGCTCAAGACCAGCAAGTCACCCAAATTTCTGGAATCGAACAAGCCCGTTAACTCGGCGCGCTTGCTGGACGCTTTCGACAAACCGAAAACCATTCGCTGCTGGGTTTTCCAGGGCGTTTAACCACCGCAACAACAGGAGAGTTCGCATGAACACGGCGCCCCAAAAACAACAGACCAATTGGTTCCAGCAGTTGCAAGAGTTCGAAGCAAAGCGCCCCGCCATCCGCAAGGCCGGTATCGAGGCACTGAACCGCCTGGTCCCTGTCGCCCTACGCGGTACAGGCCAGAGCGCCGTTATCGGTCGTTTCCTGCTCGGGCTCTACAACGGCCACGACTACCCGTTTGTGCTGACAAACCTGCGCGGCCTCGACACTGCGTTGTTCGACGACTGCCTGGCCGTGCTGCAACTGGATTACTCACCGGAGCAGGAAGTGCACACCTACTTCCCCAACGGCGACGCCATTTGGGCAGAACTGATCAGGGCTTGGGCATGAAGTGGGCACCGAAACGCAACCGAGACGGGCAAGTGCAGCAGAACTGCTGGATTACCGACAGCGGCTACACCGTGGCCGAGTGCCGGTTGCCAGAGGCGCGCTACCCCATCACTCGCCCAGGCGGTGAACTGCCTTTCGCTTATGCGAAGGACCGGGATGAAGTCATCGCAATCATCAAGCAAGACCAGGCCACAACGGCCTGAAAGATGGTGTCGAGGAGCGCCAACTCCCCGACACCTACCACCACTAAGGAGCAGCACCATGCAAGCACAGAACCCAAGCAGCAGCGCCGTAGAGGCTAGCACGAACCCTTTGAAAGTCGGCGACGATGTTTCCTTTGTCGTCGCCAGGACCATGGCACACAGTATTGAATTCAGCGTGCGCAAGGGCACCATCAAGGCGATTGAAGACCAGGTCGTGCTGGTGGAATCACGCCACGGCCGGAGCTTGCAGCCACTCAACAAGCTCAGCCGTGAAGGCGAACCCAATGCACTCACCAAAGCCTTGTTGGGGGGGCGCGACGATGCTTAAGCGCACCTTCACCCATTTCCACCTCTGCTGCGGCCTTGGCAGCGGTGCCGCTGGCTTCAGCGACTCCAAGCCCACCCTTGGTCCAGTTCAAGCAGAATGGCGCTGCCTGGGAGGCGTTGACGTTGACCCGGCGGGGTTGCGTGACTTCCAGATGATGACCGGCGTACCTGGCACGCTGATGGACTTGTTTACCCGTCAGCAGTACATCGCCTTTCATGGGCAGCAGCCGCCCGCCGATTGGAAGGAGGCCACCGCCGAGGATCTGCGCCGCGCCGCTGGCAATGAAGACCCTGACGCCGTGTTCATCAGCAGCCCTTGCAAAGGCGCATCGGGCTTGCTGTCGGAAACAATGAGCCAGACGCCGAAATATCAGGCGCTCAACGAGCTGACCCTGCGTTGTGTCTGGCTGATGTGTGAGGCCTGGAAGCACAACCCCGTGTCGCTGATCGTGTTCGAAAACGTACCGCGACTGGCGACCCGTGGGCGGCACTTGCTGGACCAGATAAACAAGCTGCTGCGCCACTACGGATACGCCGTGGCCGAGACCACCCATGACTGTGGCGAGATCGGCGGATTGGCCCAAAGCCGTAAGCGTTTTCTGTTGGTCGCCAGGCACGTCGAAAAAGTACCGGCGTTCCTGTATGAACCGGAAAAACGCAGCCTGCGGGCCGTGGGCGACGTGCTGAGCCGTATGCCACTGGCAGGTGACGTGGAGCAGGCTGGGCCTATGCATCGGGTGCCGGCGTTGCAGTGGAAGACATGGGTACGCCTGGCCCTGGTTGAGGCCGGTAAGGATTGGCGCAGCCTGAGTCGGTTCGCGATCGAGGATGGTCATCTGCGCGATTTTGTAATCGTGCCTGAGTACCGCGCCGGTTATCTCGGTGTAAATGAATGGCAGGACACCGCCGGAACCGTGGCCGGCCGGTCGAGCCCTACCAATGGAAAATTCTCAGTAGCGGATCCACGGCCGGCGAGCAAATTCGAATACACCCAATACGGCGTGCTGCCCTACGACCGCCACTGTGGCGTTGTCACAGGCCAACGAAGCCCTGGGCAAGGGACGTTCAGCGTTGCAGACCCGCGTATGAGCGGCGAGCGGCACAACAACGTGTTCCGCGTGGTTCGCAACGACCAGGCCGCCGGCACTGTCACCGCAGGGCATGGGCCAAGCTCTGGAGGCCAGGCCGTGGCTGACCCTCGGCAACCCTCCAAGGGCTTCGGGAAATACCTGGTGACCGACTACAGCAAGCCGGCCGGTACCGTCATCGCCGGCAGCACCACCGGGCAAGGCGCTTTTGCCGTGGCGGACCCTGCCTATAAGAACTGGCACCTAGGGGCCAGCTCGCAAAAGTTGCGCATCACCCCCTGGGATGACAAAGCCAAGACCGTGACCGGCTCACAACAAGTTGCCAGCGGTGCCCTATCCATCGCAGATCCGCGCCCGGGCATGTTCCGCAGCAAGGGCGATGCCTATTTGACCGGTGGTCATTACGGGGTAGTCAACTGGAAGGATCCGGCAGGCGCTGTTTCCGCCAGTGCCTGCCACGACAACGGTCGGTGGTCGGTTGCGGACCAGCGTATGCCGGCGCCCAACGACAGGCTGACCTGCATGATCACCAGCCTAGACGGGACCTGGCACCGCCCCTTCACCACGCTGGAGCTGGCTGCACTGCAATCGCTGTTCGATCCGGAGGAGCACTGGTCAGCAGATCCGCAGACCGCGCATGAAATCCGTGTGATGCAGCGTGTTCGCAAGATCGAGCAAGCGCGTTTCTTCCAGCTGGACGGCGTCAACGATGGCCTTCACCGGGAGCGCATCGGCAATGCGGTGCCACGGGCGGCGGCGAAGGCTATGGCTGATGTGTTCGGTATGACACTGCTGCTCGCCGAGGCTGGGGAGACGTTCATGCTTAGCAACGTGTCGATTTGGGTGCAGCCGGTGGCGATTGCGTTGAGTGTGGCTCAGCTGGAGGCCGGTGCATGACCGTTTTTCTTCTGCTTTACCTATGCGCAGACGCAACACGTACGGATTGCCAGGTGATACCCACCCAACGCTGGGCCGGGCCAGACGCCTATGAGCAATGCCTCGGCGTGGTGCCAGGGCTTACTGAGGCATTGAGCACACCGAACCGGGAACGGCATCGGTTTGTTTGCGAGATCCAGTCCGACAGCGCCCAGCCGGCAGGAAGTGCCGCCCGGCCGACGCTCATTCATCAATCGTTTCGGATGTGAGGGACATCATGAACACAGCCTTTATCCTGATGGCCCAGTACGACGGCCAGGCGATTATCTCGCTGGAGCAGGTCTGCCGGGACTACTTCACGCATCTGACGCCTGACATGTTTCAGCGCAAGGTGATGAGCGGACAGATCAAGATCCCCATCACCCGTTTGGAACGTAGCCAGAAGTCGGCTAAGGGGATCCATATCACCGACCTGGCCGCGTATCTCGATCTACAACGCGCAGCCGCGGTTAAAGAGAACAATCAGCTCAACGGGTTAAAACACGCCGTTTGAGCCACTTCATTGATGCGGCGCCCAGTTGGACGGGCGCCCTCAATATTTTTTCGTACCACTCCCACTTCTCATAGCGATCACCCTTGCCACATAGGTGGGTATATCGCCTCAGCGAATTCCAGTCACGATGCCCCGAAACGCTCGCCACCCGGGGAATGTCCCAGTCCATTTCGAACAGGCGGCTTACACCTTCGTGCCGCAGGTCATGGAAGTGCAGATCTTGGATATTCAAGAGCTTGCAGGCCTTCGCCCAGGACGTGGAGATTGATTCAGGGCTGTAGGGGAAAATATCCTCCCCGGCACGGGGCATAGTCTGGAGGATCTTCCAGGCCTCGTCTGGCAGGTAACACCACACGTCGTTGCCAATCTTCTGGCCTGGGTTCTTCATGTCGCGTACCAACACTCGCTGACCGGGCTCGTCGAGGTCGTCCCAGCGAATCCGGGTGATTTCGTCGAGTCGGCGCGTCGAGAACAGGGCGAAGCCCACCACCTTCATCATGTTGATAATGCTGCGACGCCGATTCTGCATATCCCGGTAGTGCTTCATGAGCTCACCCAGCTCATCCAGCGTGGGTCGGCGGTCACGCTCGCGGCTCTTCAAGTTGTAGCCCAGCTTGCGCAGTACACGCCGTGCGCCGCCCATAGCCATGGGATCGAGCTGATAACCCCAGGCGTCTTTGCCGATGGAAAGCACGGCGCCGAGGTGCGCCAGGTCGTTGCCGGCGGTCTGCGCCTGGACGCCTCCCCCATCGGGGCTCATTCGCCACAGCGCGTAATCGACCAGGCATTGGGTGTTGATATCGGTGTCAGCCAACTTGCCCATGTACGTTTGGCCGATGGCCGTAAGGGTTGCGCGCTTGGTCTTGCCCAGCGGCCGGGCTTTCTCGACCTCGACCAAGTACTGATCGATCATATCTTTGAGCGTGACGCCTTTGCGGCTCGCCCGCTCGATCGCACCTGGTTCATCCAATTCAGATTCGCGCTTGCGTGCCCAGGCCTGCGCTGCCTGTTTTCGGGCGAAGGTCTGGCTCTCTTGATAGACTTGCACTCCGTCGCGCTTGATGCGGATCTGAGCCGTGTAGCTAACAGACCCATCCGCCAGTTTTCTTGCCCTGATAGTTGCCATGTCAAAAGTGGTACGCGTCAGTTTTGAAGTGGTACATCGTACCAC